GCGTCACCAGGCTCGGCAGGTCGAGATCCGTCGTGCGATTCACCGGGAACGTCTGATAGCTCGCGGCCATCAATTCACCTCGAGCACGATCTCGCCATACACGCCGGTGGTGTTGGTCGCCGCCGACCAGTTGGCGACGTTCAGCTTGTAGCACTCAATGTTGGTCGCGCCGGCGCCGGTGATCTGGACGAACCCGGCCGTGTTGCCGCCGCCGGCATCCGAGTAGTTCAGGCTCACCGAGAGCACGTAGGGCTTGCTGGTGAAGCCGCCGGGGATCTTGATCCGCAGGTTGTTCGACAGCGTGCCGCCCACGGTCGTGGTGATGATGTCGAACAGGACGGTGAGCTGGTTGCCGCTGAGGAAGTAGCAGTAGGTCAGCGCGTCGCCGGCCTCGACCGTCCAGGTCATCGACCCCGAGGCGGTGAAGTCGCCCGCGGCGAAGGTCGGGGTAATGAAGGCGCCCTGGTTGTGCCCGACCAGCTGCCAGTCGGTGCCGTCGTGCTGGTAGGAGATCCACCCGCCCGGCGCGATCGGCGTCGGCGCACTCGTCACCGTATTGCGGAAGCGGTTGGCGGCCGTGCTCGAGGCGCTTTGATGCGCGAACGTCGCCACCTTGGTGCCGGTGTTCTTGCAGACCCACACCAGACCCGCCGAGCCGCCGGCGACACCGGTAAAGGCGGCATCCGACGCGCCAGCCCAGCGCGTCATGGTGTGGCCGCTGATGCCGGCGGCGTAGTCGTTCTGGGCGCCGGTGTCGGTCTTCGCGGCCGGCACCGTGTAGGTCGTCTGCACCGCCGCCCAGGCGCCGAGACCGTTGAGGAACTTGGCGGCGTCGTTGGGCGCCTTCGGGACGAAGCCGTGCTTGGCGGTCGAGACGTCGAGCGTGGCGACGTCGGCCAGGGTGAGGTCGCCCTCGACCACGGTGCCGAAGCTCGGCGCGCCGGCCGCATTGCCGTGCAGCACCTGCACCGTGGTGCCGAGTGACCCCAACACTTTGAGGTCGGCTCCCCCGTTGCCAAGCGCCACGGCGTTCGCGGTCAGCGCGCCGGCGGTATGGGTGACATCGCCGGACGCATCGGCGCCGGCAGGCCCAGCGGGCCCGGTCTCGCCGCGCGGGCCGACGTATTGGAACGGGCGCGCGGGGCGCGAGCGCGGGCTCATGCCGGCAGGCCCGCCCCCCGCACGGGCCCATTCGGGGCGCCGAGCGCCGTCGCCATCCGGCTCAGCGCCGTATCCCCCTCGAGCGTCGCGCCGCTGGCGTCCTTGGCCGCCTTCGCCTGCAGCGCGAGTTGCTCGGCCTCGAGCTGCTGCTGCTGCGCCTGGGCCTGCTGCGCCGCGATCTGCTGCGCCTCGGCGGTCGGGCGGATTAGCTTCGGCGGCACGCCCAGCGCCTCGCCGTAGAAGTCCACCGACTCCTCGATGTTGATCTTGTTCACGATCGCCGGGAAGGTCGGCACCATCGGCGACAGCGACATGAAGAAGCGATCGACCCCGACCACGCCCACCAGCTTCTGCGCCTGCGCCATGATCGAGGTGTATTCGACCTTGAGGTTGACGCCCTCGAGGTGCGCCGGCGGCGGCGGGAACAGCCCGGCCTCGAGCATCAGCAGGAACGTGCGATCGATCAGCGGGTCGAGCAGCTCATCGTTCGTCCGTTCGAGCACCGGGCCCAGGGCCAGCAGCTTCTCCTCGTGGCGCTCGCGCACCTCCTCGGCGGTGATCGGCTGCGTGCCGCGATACTGGTCCGACTGCGCCAGCATCAGGAAGAGGTCTTGGAAGAACCCCTGCTGGATGCGCTGGCGGATGTCGTAGATGTCCTGCACCAGGTGCTGCAGGTTGATCCCGACCTCGTGCATCGCCCGCACCGCGTGCCCGGTCGGGTCGTCGACGTAGGTCACGTCGCCCGGCAGCATCGAGGTCTTCTGCGTGCGGATCGACGGCGGCGCGACGAGCGGCGGGTCGATCATCTTGTGGACCGCCTGCGCCTTGCGCCGCGTCATCACCTGCAGCTGCCGGATGTCGGGCAGCGTCAGCATCCCCGGGCAGTCGGTGCCGTAGGCGTCCTCGCCGGTCGTCTCCCACCGCGGCGCGAGGATCGGGAAGGTCGAGAACCCGCTCTCCTTGAGAAAGCGGTCCGGCTTCCCCTCGGTCTCGAAGTAGCAGCTGCCCCACTTCAGCTCGCGCGCCTCGATCCCGTCCGGCCGGTAGTCCTCGTCGTTGGGCGTGACGATCCAGGTCACCGGCACCGACTCCTCGGTGTTGTTGCGGTCCCAGGCGTTCAACACGTTGGCGGAGAGCACCGCGCGGTCGATCGTGCCGTCCGGCCGCAGCGCAAACTGCTCGACCACCTGGCGCACGCTCAGCGTGTATTCGCGCATGAACGTGGTGACCACGCCGCGCGCATCGAGCCCGAGCCAGTAGCTGCCCACCGGGTAGGTATAGCAGCGAAACAGGTCTTTCTCGTCGGCCAGCACCGCCATCGCCGCGGTGGCGAACGTGCCCATGTCGCCGTAGACGATCGGCAGCGCGTTATACAGGTTCGTCTGCAGGAACAGCTGCAGCATCCGCGAGGTCACCGTGTGCAGCCATTCCTTCACCGGCTGCTGCTCGCTGAGCGATTGGTTGTGGGTCGACAGCTTGAACCAGGGGCGCGCCGGCGAGGTCAGGCCGGAGTGCAGCCCGCTCTGCAGCGTGCGCGCGGCGAAGCGCCCGGTCGAATCGACGATGTTCTGATTGCGCTTCTCGCCGCGGTTGCGCTCGTCGGGGTTGACGCGCAGCCGGCGCGGCAGGATGAAGTCGGCGAGGTCGCGCCAGTGGGCCACGAACGAGGTGCGCTGCTCCTCGAGGCTGGCGCGCAGCTGGCGGTAGCGGTCGATCTTGCGCCGCGAGGCCCCGGGGCGGCCGCGGTCGGTCGCCTGGGCGAACGCAAACGGAGTTTGCTCGGCGTCGGGCATCAATACCCCAGCAGGGTCCGCGGCACGAAGCTGGTCGAGGCCGTCACCGCCGGCGGCGTCGCGCCCACCAGGCTCCCGGCCGCTGTCTGTCGGCGCTTCCGCTTGCCGGCCTTCAGCGCCTCGGCCGTCGCACTCGACCAGGCCGCCGCGGTGCCGGGCGGCGCGGTGACCGCGCTCGCGCCGGGCCGGAGCACGGCGCCCGGCCCCGGCGCCAGGATCGGCGCCCCGGGCAGCGCGCGCCGCGGGACCGCCGAGCCGTCAGGATTCAGGGGCACTGGCGCGGGTCGTCCGCCGAACATCGCCATTACAGCCTCCGCACGTAGGCCGTCTCCACCGCCTCGAACCCCCACCGCTCGTAGGTGTGGCCGACGCGGCTCCAAGCGGGAGCGACCATTTTTAACACACCGACCCCGTGGGCGCGTAGCCAATCCTCCACGGCGCTCAGCAGGAGCAGCCCGACCTTGCCGCGGCGGGCCGTCGGTTCGACCCACCAGGCGAGCTCCTCGCCCATTCGCTCGCCGCTCATCAGGTGCTCGACCACGATCAGCGCGAGGAACCCGATCGGCTGGCCGTCGACCTCGGCCAGGACGATCACGCCAGCCTTCAGGCAGGCATCGAACAGCCGCACCATGTGATTGGCGTCGGCGAGGAACAGCTGGCCGTAGCGGGTCGCGTCGAGGAAGTGCGACGCCAGCCCGAGCACCGCCGCCTGATCGTCCCAGGTCGCCTCGCGCAGCGTGACGTCGCTCAGTCCCATATGCCCCCGTCGTCCCGATCGCGCGGCAGCTCGAACGGGTCGCCATCGTGCAGCGCGGTGGCGCCCTGCCGATACGCGGCCAGCGCCTTGGCCGGCATCTCCGGCAGCGCGAAGGTGTGCGCCAGCGCGTCGGCCAGGTCCGGCGAGCGCCCGAGCCGCAGCTTGATCTGATCCTTCTCCTCAAGCACAAACTGCCCGCCGCGGAAGATGTAGGTCGGCGTGGTGAGCTCGGGGATCATCTCCTCGAGGAACGGCAGCGCCATGCCGGCCTTGATCTTCTTCGCCATCTGGAACCACATCTCGGCGCGCCGGTTCTTGTAGCGGCGATCGAGCGCCGGCGCCGCAGCCTGCACGTTGTGCGTCGGGTAGCCGGCGTCGAGCAGGATATCGGCCGCACCCGCCGCCCAGCCGCCGGTCGCGTCAATCAGCTCCAGCTCGCTGCCCCATTTCGTCTTGGCCGCGATCACCGCGGTGGCGACGTCGACCGACGCCGCCGTGTCGCGCGCGTGCCGCAGCACCCGCGGGCGGAAGCCGGCGAGGCCCTGGCGCGGGAAGATCACCGTGCGATCGTCGCCGAAGCGCGCGACGTCGATGCCCAGCCGCTTCTGCGCCATCTCGTATTGCGCCTTGTCCAGGTGCCGGTGCATGGCCGCGTTGACGTCCTCGTAGCCGAGCAGCGCGTTGAGCGACGCCGGCGGGAATTGGCCCAGCACGTTGACCATCACCCACGGGTTCTCGCGGCCGTAGCTCTGGATCTGCTGGCGCGCCCACTCGAGGCTGACCCGCTTGGCGCGCTTCGGGTTGTCGGGGTCGCCGTTGATCTCGACCACGAACCACAGATGCCGGTCAGTGGTGCAGGCGCGGTAGAGCGGGCCCTCGAGCATCGTCGGGTTGCCGCCCTGCATCACCTTGGCCTCGATCGCAGACGCGAGCACCGCTTCGGCCGTCGTCATCACCGCCTGCGGGATGCCGCCCGACTCGTCGAGCAGGAACAGGATGTAGTCGGCGTGCAGGCCGGCGAGCGTGTCGGCTTGGCGCTGCGGGTCGGCGGTCTTCGGCCAGGTGCGCGCGGCCATGAACCAGGTGGCGGGCGCCTCGCGGTAGACGATGCGCGTCTTCGACCAGGCGAACTGCTGCATCAGCAGCGCGCTCTGCGCCTGCCACTTCGCCATCTCCGGCCAGAGGTTGTCGTCGAGGTTGTCCTCGCTGATCGACGTCGCGCCGATCTTCGGATAGGGGCGGGTCAGTAGGAAGTTCCAGGCGCACCAGCTCTCGACCGTGGTCTTGCCTGGGCCCTTGCTCGCCTTCATGGCGATGCGGTTGACGCGCGGGAAGGCGCGGAGCACCTCGGCCTGCCAGTCGTCCGGCTCGGCCCCGAGCACCTCGCGGACGAACGCTACCGGATCCCAGCGCCACCGGGTGAGCTGATCCTGCACATAGCGGTCGGGGTCGCGCAGGTTCACCGGTTATCCCGCCCGTGGCGAGGTGGCATTTTCGTTAACGATCTGAGGGATTCTCAGGATCGGACACGGGCTTGCCGCGGTTGACGGCGGCGGCCACGAGCTCGGCCAGGCTCTTGTCGGCGCCGAACTCCACCCGTTCCTTCGGCTTGCCCTTGCCGTAATACCAGAGCATGGTCTCCATCGCGGGCGCCAGCGTGCCGGCGATCAGGCGCTTCCTGAGCGCGGCGCGGTAGAGCGGGTCGTCGACGAGCTCGTTGCAGGCGGCTTTGGCTTCGGCGGTGACCTTGTTGGGCACCCCGGGCGGGCGCCCGTGACCTTTCTTCAGATTCTCGAGGCTGCGGGGATTCGGTTTTCGCCCGATTTTTTGTGGAGCGCCGGCCATCAGCTGCGGTCCCTGAAGCGCGTGTGGATTTTGATCACCGTGTCGCAGTGGGCGCAGAAGGGGCCGACCTGATCGCGCGGGTCGCCGAACCAGTAGCGGAGCGCCTCGCGGGTGAAGGGCCGGAAGCAGTTGATGCACCACCCGTGGTCAGCGCGGGTGGACGGGTCGGCGGTCGGCCGGGGCATCCGCCCGTCAGGCTAGCACAAGTTACTCAGAAGTCGGCTCAGCCGCGTCAGGGCGCCCAGGGCGGCCAGTTGCCGACCTCGTCGTCAACGGCATCGGCCTCGTCCTCTTCCAAGCAGGTGCAGGCCATGACGTAGTCGCCGCAACGGGCGCAGGTCTGGTAGTCGAACGTCGGCCGATTAGCGCGCGCGCCACCGAACCAGCGACGGACCCGTTTTGCTTTGAAGCGGCGGCGCTTGTTCATCGGTGGGCCTCACGGTCAGCGTCGGTGGCTTCGATGAAGCCGGGGATGCGGCGCAGCTGCTCGATCGGGTAGTCGCGGCTCTTGAGTGCCAGATACTCCTCGGCGCCACCGAGGCGCCTGATCATCCCCGGGGCGACCACCGCGGCCTCGAAGGTGAGCGTCTCGAGCGGCTCGACCACCGACAGCGGCGCGGACGACGTAAAGCCGTGACGGCCCAGCAGCGTGAAGACCTGCAGCTGGCCGACCCGCGGGCAGCGGGGCACGGTGACCCAGCCGATCAGGTGCGCGTCGCAGCAGCAGCGCACCTCGAGCCTCATGGCATCGACACCGGGTTGGTCGTGCGATAGACGATCAGGTATTCCGCAGCATGGAGGCCGAGCTCCATCTGATCGTGGTCCCAGCCGACCACGGTGATCGTCACCACCTGCGTATCGCCAACCGCGTTCTCAAGCCGTCGCAGGAACTCGCCGACCTCCGCCGCCGCGAGGTAGACGTGCCGCAGCGGGGCCTGGTCGGTCATCGCGTCCCGCCGGCGGGATGGCGCAGCCAGGGTTCCGGCAGCGGGCACCCGGCGCGTAGCTGCTGATCGAGCTCTTGGATGTCGAGCGCCAGGAAGCGGGCCGTCTTCAGCAGCGGCGTGTAGTAGGCGTCGCCGACCCGCAGCTCCTGCAGGCTGGCGTCGCGGCTGATGGTGTGGGCGCGCTCGAGCAGGGTGCGCAGCAACGTGGTGGTGTCGACGCTCATGCCTCATCCGCCGCAAGGAATCGATCGAGCGACTCAGCGAGCCGTGGCACCTCGACCTGATGTAGTTCTGGAATGTCGGCACTCAGCCAGCCGCAGAACTCGCGCAACAGCGTCGCCTGCCGCTCATATTCAGCGATCTGCCGCTCCTGCTCCACGGGGGATACCGCCAGTAGGTCGAGCAACCAGTTGACGTCATCCGCTGCAGCCGACTGCGAGATGCCATCAGGACGGGCCGCATACCGTTGTCGCAATGTCCGCAGCCGTTCGTCTTCCTGTAGCCTCACGGGGGGTGCAGCCTTCAGGGCGGCTTCGAGTTGATCGGCCCATACCGAATCGAGATAGCGAAGTTTCCGACCGACGGCCACGTCATGGTCGCTGTCTAGGCACCGCTGAATTTCAGCAATCAGAACGTGAAATTGCTGCACCAACGCCTCCACGGGGGGTGATCCGGCAGGGGGGAGCGACTTCAGGATGCGGTCTAGTTCAATGAGCGCCACGCTCGTTGGGCATCCGCACCCCGGCACATCACACCAGTTGCGTTCACCGGCTAATTTTGAAATTGTTTCCAGCAGGCGGCGGATCTCGGCGCTCATGCGGGCCTCTCGGTCTCCAGCGGCTTGTGCCGGTCGCGCAGGCGCAGCACGTCGGCGAGCCGCACGCGCCGATGCGGCGAGGCCTGGGGGCGGCCGCGGTGCTCGTAGGGCAGCAGGCCGTCGCGCATCCACAGGTAGAGCGTGCGGCGCGACACGCCCGACGCCTCGGCCGCCTCCTGCAGGGTCACCGTGTCCTTCACGCGATCACCCGGAGCGGCGTCTCGCGCGGCCGCTGATGTCGATCTCGGTGAGCGTCCTCACTGGCGACCTCCGTGGGTCATGCTGAAATGGTTCCCATCGGCTCGGGGCTTAAAATCCCCGCCCCACCGACACAACGGATGCAGCGTCTTCCAGAAGTCGCCGAGCGGCCGATAGGCCTCGCTCGAGGTGAGGTAGCGCCCGTTCTTGAACAGGTTCAGGTCGATCGCCAGCCGGTCGCAGTGCAGCGAGCGCGGCGTGCCCTTGTGCAGCTTCGCCAGGCGCGCGGCCTCCTCGGGCGACCGCCAGGTCTCGCCGAACGTCACCTCGAAGCCGAGCGTGTCCGCGTGCAGGATCAGGCCCGCGACGAAGAACGAGAACAACGACTGCTTCTGCCGCAGTGTCATCGGGCGATCGGCCAGCAGCGCCATCAGCCCTCCAGCTCCCTCACTGCTTGACCTCTGACGTCGCCACCAACGACTGCGGATCGGCGTCTCGATACTCGCGGAAGTGCGCCAGCATGATCGCCGCCTTTTCCTCGGGCAGGCCGACCTCGGCCTTCAGGAACCGCATCAGCGCCGCTTCGGCCTCCGCGACGCTCGCGGCTTCGATCAGGATCCACGCCGTGCTGCGCGCCTCCTGCGGTGACAGCTGCGCGACCGCGCCGTGCCACACGACGTCGAGGCGCCCCTCGCCGCTGGCGTGCGACACCAGCGAGGTGACGCTCAATTCGCCGCGGCCCTTGACCCTTTCGGCTTTAGCGAGACGTTCAGCGGTCTGCCGCGCGAAGGCGAGCGCGAGGCGGTCGGGCTCCTCCAGCATCCGCAGCTTGTGCAGCCGCGCGATCAGACTCTCCAGTTGCGCCACTTGCTCCGTGTAGTTCATGCTCACGCCGGCACCGCTTCCTGCGCCCACAGGCGCGCGTCATTGCCGAAGACCGTCCAGCCGGGGATCGGCTCGCGGCCGAACAGCTCGAGGTAGGGTCCGCGCGTCCAGTGCTTCTCGATCAGCCGGCGGAACGCCTCGGGCTTCGCGCTGTGCTCGCGCGTCTTGCGATGCACCTGCACGCTGTCGGGCAGGTCCGTCGGCAGATCCGGCAGGCAGCGGCCGCGCGTCCAGATGGTCAGGATCTCGTGGTTGCCGCCGGTGTAGTGCGAGTAGGTGCCGTCGACCTTGTCCCACACGATCTGCTGCTTGTAGGTGTAGCCCCAGGCCTCGCCGACCTCGCGCGGGCCAGGGTTCTGCAGCAGCAGCGGCGCCGTCGTCCACATGAACAGCACGCTGTCGGGCAGCGCGTGCGCCTTCACGGGCAGCACCTCGAGGTCGAAGATCGTCATCCCCGGATAGTGCGCGGCGCTGCTCGAGCCGCTCGGTTGCCGGTCGCCGTAGATCCAGGGCGGGTCGGCGTAGATCACCCGGAACATGCCCTCGAGCACCGCCTGCCCGTCGATCACCTTGGCGCGTTTCGACGCGCGGATATGCAGCCGGAGCTCGCGGCGGTCCCAGCCCTGCTCGGCCGCCTGCGTCAGCCAGTGCCGCTGCTCGTCGGCCTCGAGGCCGGCGACCTCGGCGTGCTGGCCGAACTCGACATCGTCCCGCCGGCGGGATAGGGGCATGGCCCCCACCGCCCGCACGTTCTTGAGCGTCTTCTCGCTGAGGCCGGTGGCGTCCACCGCCTGGCTGAGACGACTGCGCCAGTCGTCGCGGCTCTCGCCGTAGCGCAGCCAGTCAGCCAGCCAGAACCCGCTCGAGCGGTGCGCGCGCTTGATGAAGTCGCCGACGCCCTCGTGCTCGCCGAACGACGGCCGGCCTCGCACCACGAGGCCGGTCGCCGACAACGTGTAGCAGCCGATCACGATCGGCTGGATGGCGGGGCCCAGCTTAGTGGACGCCTTCGGCACCGGCGCCCTCGACCTCGACGCCGCCGGCGGCAACCTCGTCGGCGATTTCGTCTTCGGCCTGCTGGAGGTCGCTCGCGTCGGCATCACCCTGCTCCTTGATCACGCGCACGCGCAGCTTCTCGGCGCCCGGCACCCGCGCCAGCTCGATGCCGCCGTGCTTGTAGACTTGGACGTTGCGCCGCACCATCGTCTGCAGCGCCGACTGGATCAGGCCCGTCTCCTCCTGCTTCGCGCTGTTCATCGACGCCCGCACGTCGGCCAGCCCCTCGCAGAGGTTGTCGAGCGCCTTCGAGCGCACCTGCTCCATCCCGGGCAGCACCTGGCTGCGCGGCGACGCGGGGCGCCGGCGCGCGGGTTTCGCTTCGCGCGCCGCGGCGGTCTTCTTCTTCCGGCCGGGCGCCACCTTGACCTTCTTGCTTCGCTTCGCCATCTCGCCTCGCTTTGCGGACCGATGATCCCCCGGCTCGGTCAACACCGGTTCTCACGCGGCGATCCTCTGTGACGCCGGCGGGATTGCCGACGCTCCCCTCCGCGCTGGGCTTCGATCGCACCTCGAGCCGCCGCGCATATTCAGCGAGCAGCAGTGCGTCGGCGATTGCGTGCGTGACCTTGACACCGGGGAACAGCTGCTGCGCGCGGCGCTTGGTCACGTTCTTGTCACCGCGCGACAGACACCCTATCGTTTGCTGCCACTTCCACGAGGCGATGGCATCGAACCGGATCCGCGCCGCGGTGAGCGCCATCAGCAGCGCGCCATAGCTGCGGCCGTAGGTGAACGCTGACACCACGCCCATCTGCGGGGATGCGCCCGACCGTTCGATCACAGCTCGGCTCTCACCGATACCGTCGACCTGTAATGCCCCGAGCGCCTCGAGGACATCGCGGTCGGTATCAGGCATGGGCATCGCCCCGACCAGTGTGCCGTCTGCCGTCACGGCCGCAATGCCGCCGCTCACGCCGGGGTCGATGCCGATGTAGATCACCGCCGGCGCAGCTCCTGGGTCCGCCGCCAGAGTTTGTGCAGGCGCTCCTCGGCCGACATGATCGCCGCGGTGTCGGAGGTGCCATCGCCGATGAGCACGCCTAGCTCCGCGCCGGGCCCTGGGCGCTCTTCGCTCAGATAGACGTAATACCGCTCGTGCTCTTCGACGAGGCTGAGGGTGTGCTGATCGGTGTAGGTGGAGCGGAGCTCGCGGCGGGTCATCATGGGTGCTGAATTGTAGCTAACAAGTCCGACCGGTTCAACCGCGGCGGCGTTGCTTGAAGAACGAGACCTGCTTCGCCTTGCGCACTTCCTGCTTCTCGGCCGCGGTCTGCTCGGGCAGCGGCTCGCCGCCGTCGGTGAACGTCACCGTATCGCGGTCGAGCGTCAGCATCATCGTCCCGGTCGGCCCGTTGCGCTGCTTCTCGAGGATGAACTCGGTGGCCCCGCCCTCCTTGTGCAGCTTGCGGTGCAGGAAGCAGACGAGGTCGGCGTCCTGCTCCAGCGCGCCCGACTCGCGCAGGTCGGTCAGCTTCGGCCGCGGGTCGCTCCGCGTATCGCTCGGACGACTCAGCTGCGAGAGCACCAGCACCGGCAGGCCGGCCTCGTCCGCGAGCGTCTTCAGCCGGCGGCTGATGTCGGTGACCTCCTCGTTGCGGGTGGCGCCGCGCTTGTCGAGCGTGCCGGGCATCAGCTGCACGTAGTCGACGATCACCAGGTCAAGGCCGCCCTCGGCCTTCCAGCGGCGACAGGCGCTGCGCATTTCCCAGGCGGTGCGCCCGGTCGCGTCGTCGACCTCGATCCGCACCTGCTTGAGCGCCTCCAGCGCGGTGTGCAGGTTGGGCCCGTCGGCCTCGTGGATGTAGCCCGAGAGCAGGCGGGTGAGCGGGATGCCGCTGACGTAGGAGAGCAGCCGGTATTCCAGCTGCCGGCGCCGCATCTCCAGCGAGAAGATGGCGACCCGGGCCCCGGCGCAGGCGGCGGCCCAGGCCGTGTTGAGCGCAAAGGTGGTCTTCCCGATCGACGGGCGCGCCGCGATGATCACCATGTCGCCCGACTGCCACCCGAACGTCAAATCGTTGACGGAGCCGAAGCCGGTCTCCAATCCGGTTAGTTGCCCGCGGTGCTGCGCCCGGTAGTCGAGGTCTTCGATCAGCATCGGCACCGTGTCGGCCAGGGCGGCGTGCCGGCCGTTCAGATGCCCCGCCTGGAGCTCTAGGAGGCGCTTGTCGGCGTCGAGCAGCAGGGAGGCCCCGGACTGCCCGGGCGTCTCGATCGCCTCCAGCAGGCCCCGCGCGTAGCCCGCCAGGGCCCGCCTAGCCCGCAGGTCTTCCAGCACCGCGGCGTAGTCGGCGTAGTGCCGGGAGACCGTGCCGTCGGCCAGCTTGGCAATATAGGCCGGCCCCCCGACGTCCTCGAGGCCCTTGGTCCCGAGCTGTTGCTTGATGGTCACCAAGTCGACCTCGCGGCCGGTGTGGCGCAGCGTCTGGATGGCGCGGAAGAGCAGCTGATGCGCGTGGCGGTAGTAGCTCTCGACGGCGAGGTGGTCGGCGAGGTAGTCGGCGGCGGCCTGATTGAGCAGGGCGGCGCCCAGGGTGGCTCTCTCGGCTTCGAGGTTCCTCGGGAGGGTCGGCTCGTCGGCGTCCCGCCGGCGGGACGTCACGACCGCGCCTCCTGCACGCGGCGCTGGGTGTGCTCGACGTCTGATCGGCAGGGCGGCTGATGCTTGCACCCGACCGGCGGCGGCTGGGCCCTCGGGCTGTAGCTGTTGACCCGCGTCACGAACAGCGCGAACGGGTGGGCGTTGCGGACCAGGAACGGCTCGTTGTCCGACAGGTAGGCGATCATGCGCGCCTTCACGTCGTCGAGCGGCAGCAGCTTCAGCAGCTGCTTCATCTGGCTGGTGGCTTTCGGGCGCTCCCACTGGTAGGTCTCGCCGCCGTGCAGCTTCGCCCAGGCGTCGCCATAGAAGCGCATCGCCTCGCCGACCGGGTTGCCGCCCGCGAGCAGCTGCCGCAGGCCGCGGAGCTCGTCGTGGGCCCGGCTCAACGCGCGCTCGACCTCCTCGATCTTGGCCTCGGCCTTCAGCATCCGCGCCAGCGCCTGCTCGGCAGTCGTCGCGTCGTCCAGCTTGTCGTCCGCCATTGCTCCCTCCAACCAAGAGAGAAAAAACACCGCGGGGCCCGCCACCGAAGGTGCCGGGACACGCTGCCCACACGTAGCCTTACCCGTTGGTGTCGATAGCAGGCGCCAAGAACGTGCCCGGCCCGGCTTCGTTTAGGTGCCGGGCGACCATCCCCACTTGCGAGCGGCCGGGTGTAGCAGAGCCTGCCGTCAGGCTGCCGGTCCCGCCTTAACGTGACCCGCTCGACGCTGAGCAGGCCCCCGCGTGCCGGCCTGCCGGTCGTGATGTCTCGCGCATCCGGTGCTTGGCTGCCGCCCCGTTCTTTTGCCAGCGGTCCTCTACCCCTGGCTCAACGTGCGCCCATCTGTCCGGTAGCGCGGGGGATCGCCCCACGACACACACGTCCCTGAGTTGCGCCCTTACGCCACGCCTCCCTCACAGGAGGATCGTCCGCAAATTTGTGAGTAAGAAGTCGGAGGAGGGAACGTCGTGCCGTGCTAAAATCCACGCCGACGATCCGCCTTCCGTGTTCAGCCCACGGTTTGCGGTTTATGGCCCGCCGGCAGGTTAGTCTCCTCGCCGGCGGGCCGTCGCGTTTTATAGCGCCTGCCGTTTCCGAGATCAAGCCTTCAATTCAGCGCGTGTGCAATTAGGGTGAACGGCCACCGTTGGCTTCCGCCATCGCAATCAGCCGCTCGACCTCCTCGTGGCGGAGCGGGCTGTTGGCGGAGCCGCTCATCCAGATCAGCGTCGTCACCAGCGCGACGCGCAGACTGTTGACTTGCCGCTCGAGGCGGTCGATGGCGATCTGTTCCTTCTCGGACATCAATGCACCGTCTGGTCGGGATGCCGCTCGAGGCGCCGGATGAACTCGGGCACGCCCATGCCGTCGGGGATGCCGCGCTCCTCGCAGGCGCGCAGCACCTCGACCGACCAGGCGATCAGGTCTTCCATGTTGCGCCGGTTGGCGCTGCGCTGGATCAGCTGCGACAGCTTCTTCGGGTCAGCGGCGAAGAGGTCGGCCTTGGTCTTCGCCTCGGTGTTCCACGTCCAGAACTTCCAATTCATCGACGCCGCCCTCCTGCGCCCCGCCGCGCCATCGCCATGTCGATCAGTCGACCCGCCTGCCCCATCGTCAGCGGCGGCTTGAACGGGACGCGCAGCCGCTGCAGGAACGCGAGCTGCTTCTCGCTCGCGGGGCGCTTCTGCCAGGGCGCGTCGGCGGCCTTCAGCTTTCGCACCTCGCCGCGCTCGTTGCGGACGAACGTCTCCGCGATCGTCGCCGCCGCGGCCGCGGTCTCCGCCTCGCGCAGCAGCGTGCGTTGCCGCACCTGCGCCGCCTTGTAGGTGCCCGGCAGCGTGCGCTCGCGCCACGTCAGCACGACCTCGAAGCGGCCCAGCATGTCGCGGCTGATCTGGATCGTCTCGTTGCCCTCGGCGCCGCCAGCATCCTGCCACGGGTAGCTGAGACGGTAGACGTCGTCGCCGGTCTTGACCCAGGCGAACTCGCGGCCCTCGCCGAGCGTGTCGCCGATCGGCTGAATCTTCCAGATGTCGAACGTGGACGCCTTCGCCGCGAGCTGCGCCAGCGTCAGCCGGTTGCCGCCCAGCAGCTGCTCGAGGTTCACGCCGTCGTATTGCGCGCGCAGCTTCTCGAGGTCGGCCTCGACCTGCCCCAGGCTCTGCCCCTGCGTCACCAGCCCGGGCGGCAGGCCGTAGAGCACCGGCGCCGTCTGCAGACTGTGCCGGCGCGCGATGTCGACGACGTCGATCACGAGGCAGTCGGCCTTGCCCGGGTGCGGCCGCAGCCCGCGGCCGGTCATCTGCTCGTAGAGCGTGGCGCTCTTGGTCGGCTTCGCGTGCAGGATGCAACCAGTGAGGGGCAGGTCGGTGCCCTCGGTCAGCACCATGCAGTTGGTCAGGATCTGCACGCGGCCGGCGAGGTAGTCGGCCAGCAGCTGCCGGCGCTCGTCACGCGGCGTCTCGCCCGACAGCGGCCGCGCCACCGCGCCCGCCTGGTTGAACGCCTCGGCGAGGCTGTGCGCGTGCGCGACGTCGACCGTGAAGGCCAGCGTCGAGCGCCCCTCGGCGTGCTCGCGCCAGGCGGCGACCGCGACCTGGTTGCGCTTCGCCGTGTTGACCGCCTCGGCGAGCTCGCGCTGGTTGAAGTCGCCGGCCGTCAGGTGGACCGCGTCGAGGTTGGTGTCGGTCTCGATCACCCAGGGCGTGATCGGCACGAGGTGCCCGTCGGTTACCGCCGGCTTGATCGGGTAGCTGTAGACGATCGTCTGGAACACACAGCCGAGGCCGATCGCGTCCGTCCGGTTAGGCGTCGCCGTCACGCCCAGCAGCAAGCGATCCTTCGGCGCCTGCGCGTCCCACCCGGTCAGGGCCTGCTGCATCTTCACGACGTCGTCGTAGGCCGGCGCCTCGAGGCTCTGCGTCTCGCTGGCGTCGGCCGGCGGCAGGAACCCGAGGTGGACGAGCGTGGTGCGGTAGGTCGAGGCTGCGGCGTGGTGCGCCTCGTCGACGATCACCAGCCGGAACGGCCCGGGCTGCAGCAGCCGCTGCAGGCGCCGGAAGCCGCGCGCCGCCAGCGTCTGGATGGAGGCGACCACCACGTCCGCCGTCTGACTGGCGTAGCGGTCGGCTTGCTCGATCGAGACCAGTAGCTCGGGGTTGGCGCGCAGGATCTTCTCGGCCGCCTGCTCGAGCAGCTCCTCGCGGTGGGCGATCACCAGCATCCGCCGGCGGCCGGGGAACGTGTCGAGCCAGGCGCGGATCGCCGGCCAGCGCGGCAGCGCGGCGAAGAGCACCGTCTTGCCGGTGCCCGTCGCCATCTGCAGCAGCTGCCGGTTCTGGCCGGCCTCGCGCGCGGCGGCGATGGCCGCGAGGCCGGCCTCCTGATAGGGGCGTAGCGTTGGCGCTTTCACGGCTTCACCTGGAACCGGTCGATCACCGCCCGCGCGAGGCTGATGTAGCGGGCCCACCCGATCGGCGCGTTGTCGTTGTCGATCTCGCTCATCCACCAGGCCAGCTTCCAGACCGGGTTGGCGTCGATCTCGGCTTTGACGTAGGTCGGATCGCTCATCGCTTCACCACAGCCGGCTGTCCGCGGCGCTCGATCCAGCGCGGGCCGAGCGGTTGCCCGGCGTGCCAGCAGGAACGCGCCCACTCAAGCGCGGCCTCCAAGGTGTAGGCCTGATGCTCGACCGCGACCCGGCGCGGGCCGTCGGGGCGTCCGATTATCGGAGCGTAGCGTTTCACGAGGAACGGGGCATCGTGTCTCACTCAAGGCCTCCCGAGCGCACGAACGCGCAGAGCGAGGAACGCATACGCTGCCGCCAGCGGCACCACTCCGTTGCCGCAAGCTCGGAGGCGGTCCACCCGATCGGCCAGCCCATGAGCCACTCGACGAATTGCGGATTCAGCTTCGGCTTGCCCTTCAGCGAGGCGCTGCCCGCCGCCTGCTGCGCCAACCCCGGCGTCGAGCTGAACTCCCGGCGCGCCTTCTCGCTGGTCACGTTGCAGCCGACCCGTGGCGTTTTCCACGGCAGGCGCGAGGTCGAATCGCTCGGCGAGGATAGCTCGCCATCCGTCGAGGTCGGCAGGAGCGGGAGGAAAGAGCGGGACAACCGCTCGAGGCTCGGTGTGTTCGCGCTCGGCCGCTCGTGCGCCCAGCCGATCCCGTTCTGACTGCTGCCGTAGGGTTCCGCGCTCGGCGTCGGCCAGCGTGTCACCTGCTCCGGTAGGGCCTGGGCCCCGTCGCGCTTCTGCGTGCCCAGGCCCGATCGATAGTCCCGCTTCACAGGGGTCGCCCACTGATCCATCACCAGACCGTGCAGCGTCGGATTGCTGCCCTTGTGCGCCACCGCCTGCTCGCCGTCGACGACGCCTGGCGTCGGCCACTGCCGGATCGCGTCCGTCAGCATCGTGCCTGGGTGCATCACCCCCGTCGTCGTCGTATGCCGGGCCGAGCTGCGCGAGTCGCTGTCGGTCACGGTAGGCCAGGATGTAGAGTCGCTCGCGTCGGTGGCTGGCGCCAACGTCGGCCGCTCGAAGCAGAGCCCACTCCGCATCGAACCCGAGCTCGGCCAGATTGCCGAGAACGGCGGCCAGTCCGCCTCGGGAAACAAGGGGAGGCACATTCTCCAAGAACACGACGTCCGGTTGTAGCTCGCGTAGGCGGTCGCAGATGGCGGGCCAGATCCACCGCTCGTCTGCGGTGCCCTCGCGTTTGCCGGCACTCGACCAGGGCTGACACGGGAAGCCGGCAGTGACGAGATCCACCCGTCCACGCCAGCGTCGGCCGTCGAAGGTGGCAACGTCGTCCCACACAGGCGCCGGAGCCAGGACACCTTCTGCCATGCGCGCGACCACGCGGGCGGCGGCAAAGGCTTCCCTCTCGACGTAACAGACGGTGCGGTAATCGGTGAGAACGAGGTCGAAGGCCAGCTCCAGGCCTCCGACCCCGGCACATAGAGCCAGCCCATAGGTCACCGCGTCTCGGCGTCTCGCAACGCAGCCTCGAAGCTGTCGCCGGTGCCGCGGATGTGGAACGCGCCGAGGAAGCTGTCGATGTGCCCGACCGCATACTCGGTCTGCGGCCCGCCCGGCTTGTGCCACACCTGCCGCACGATCAGCCCGTCCGGTGTCAGCTCGCGCTGCTCGCAGCGGTCGCAGCGATAAAGCTGCACCGCCGGCGTCGCCTTGCCGTGCCACGTCACCGGCTGCATCTGCTCATTGATCGTGCGGACCTGCGCCCACGTCACGTATTCGCCGTGCGCGCCGATCAGCGCCGCGTTGGGCCGCGCCTGAATCATCGCCCGCTTGCCGAACCTCGCCTGCGCCGCCTTTAGGGCCTGTTGCTTGGTCATAGCTAACCTGCCAGTCCCTGTTTGACGACCAGCGAGCAGCCGGGGAACGCGCCCTCGAAGCTCTCGCGCAGCTGCCGCGCCTGCCCGTTCAGCCACACGTCGTCGGCCTTCAGCGCCTTGCGGTCGACCGTGCCAGCGAGCACCGCGTCGATCAGCTTGTCGAGGTCGTCGACCTGCGCCGAGTAGTAGGTCGTCGAGCGCACGCCCACCACCTTGGCCTTCTCGGTCTGCACCTTCGGCACGGTGACCGGCGCGGGCGCGCTGGCTGCGGCCCGCGCCTGCTCGCGGATCGCCAGCGCCTCTTTCCGCGCCGCGATGGCCTGCTGGATCTTCGACGTCGCCAGCAGGCGCGCACCCGTCTTCTCCGGATCCTTGTAGCCAGCGCGGGCAGCGGCGCGCCCAGCGCGCACAGCCTCGCCAGTGCTCGCGGGATCCTGGTAGAGGAACGCCTCGACGAAGGCCTGCTCGCGGGCCGACAGCGTCGGGCTGTTGGCCTCTGCGTCGAGCGCCGCACGCTCGGCCGCCTCGGCTTGCCGCTGCCGCTCGGCCGCCGCCTTCTCCTCGGCCTCGCGGCGCAGGCGGTCCTGCTCGATCCGCTCGAGGCGGTCGCGCTCGTTGCGGAACGCGACCTCGGCGGACGTCACGATCTCCAGCGCCCGCTCGACCGGGTCGAGGTCTTCGCGTTTCAGCGTCAGCAGGTTGCGCTTCAGGTCGTCGACCGTGCGGGTGATGCGCGACCAGTGATCCTCGATCTTCCGTTTCAGCTGCTTGAGGCCGCGCGCGAACTCGAGTGCGTCGGCGTGCGTCTCGCGGTTGGTGATCTTCAGCGCCGTCGCCTGCTGCGCGAGAGTCAGCCCCTCGCGCGCGTCGGGGCTGGGGGCCACCTCGAATTGCACGGTGCGAACAGTCGGCGTGGCGGGCGGAGCAGCAGGGCGCTTGCTCATCGCGCACCGCCGTTCAGCAACCGGCAGACGTCCTCGACGCGGAAGACGAACGTCTTGCCGTCGCGGGTAGCGATGACGGGGCGTGCGCGGCGCTTCAGGTCAAGCCCCGACACGGTGTAATCCAGCCCGCGCACCCGAAACGTCTTGCCGTAGGTGTCCGCCGGCAGGCCGAACAGCTGGCAATACTTGCCGAAGTTGACCTCATCGCCGGAGCGCCCATCATCGGCGGTCAGCACCTTGATCGACAGCTTCACGGTGGCGGTCATCGGCTCGAACGAGCCGCCGCCGGGTGTGATCGCCACGCCATGCTTGGCGGCGACCGCCTGCACGGCGGCGAGGATGTCGGTCTGGATCAGGCGCAGGGTCGACTTGTCGAGGCTCGTGACGGCAGTCGCAGTAGTCATGTGGTTAGTCTCCTCGGGTCAGATCCTACTGACTTGTGAGTAACAAGTCAAGCGCCGTCGTCAGCGCCGCATCCACAGCTCGGCGAGCTCGCGCAGGATGTGACGCTGCGTCGGGTCGAACGGCTGGAACTCATGGATCCGTTCCTCGCGCCCGACCAGCACCCACTCGTCGCCCCACAGCACCGTGAAGACGCAGGGCCCGGCCAAGCCGCGCGTCGTCAGCGGCGCGATCTGCACGGTGCCCTTGTCGTAGCTGTAGGTGCTCTCGCGGTGGCGGGCGCTGCACAGGAGGATCATGTGCTCCGGGTCGGAGCGGTCGCCCAGCGGGTTGCCGCCCATGCCCTTGTGCCGCTCGTGCGCGACGTGCCGCGCCAGGCGCTCGCGGTCGCAGCCGCAGAGCGGGAAGCGGCAGTAGCGGTCGCGCCGGCGGACCTGGGCCTTCGCCTCGGCCTCGCGCTGCTCGCGGCGTTCGCGGCGCTGGTCGGCCTCGCTCTTCGCGGCACCGCGCGCCGGCTTCCACTGCGGCTCCTGCCAGCGCGGCGGCCAGTGATCCTGATCGTCGTCAGTCACGGTGGCCCCCGTAGTCAGCGCGGTGCTCCGCGAGCCATCCGAGCGAGACCGCCTGCTTTGGTGGCCGCCACGGCCACAGCCGCCGCACCCAGGCGATCACGCGACGGCACACTTCCGGATGATCTCGTGGGCGATGTCGAAGTCCCGCCGGTCGCGGTGTTCGATCAGCTTGTATTTCCCGTTGGCCTTCAGGTAGAGCGCGAGGCGCCGCCACTGCCACGCCGGCAGCGGCGCGTAGGCGGAGACGAGGATGGCCTGCAGCGCGGTCTGGATGGCGTGCGCCGGGGCCTCGACGCCGCTCTTCACCTCGAGCACCGCCTGCAGCTGCTGGACGCGCCCGACGCGATCGGGCCGGCCGCCGAAGCGCAGCACCGGATGCACGACCGGCTCCTCGACCGCGGTCCACGTCGGGCGCAGCGCCCGCATGGCGGCGGCGTGCGCGAGCAGGTAGCCGCGGTAGCGGCTGACGCAGGTCTCGAGCTCCAAGCCGCCGAGATCATACTCCGCCGTCAGCGCGTGGACGCAGCGCCCGCGCTCGGAACTTTCCTCGGTCATCCAGGTGTCGTCGATCCACCCGGTGCGTTCGAGCATCCCGGTGATATGCGGCAGCACCTGGCCGTCGACGAGGCTGATGTATTCATGCACCGCCGCATCGAAGCGGAAGCTGTCGGCCAGCACGCGGTCCTTCGGGCGCGCCACGGGTTAGCCCTCCTCGCCGGGTTCGCGCAGCGGCAAGGCGCCGGGGGATTCGATCGTTTCGCAGATGAAGTTGTAGTCGCGGCGAGCGATGAGTTTACTGCTGGTGATGCCGAAGCGCGCCACCAACCAGTCCTTGAGCTCGGCGTCGGAGCGGTTGGCCTTACGGGCGATCACCCATAAGCGTTTGCGCTGGGCGTCGGAGATCACCGCGTTGCGGCTGGCGTCGCGTCCCGCCGGCGGGACGGCGGGAGCTGGGGTGGGCGACGGTCGGCCGGCGGCGGATGGCGCAGTCGTCCGCGGCTTCGACGCCGGTGGCGCGTGCCGGGACGCACCGGGCCGGCCGTCGCCTCTGCCTCTATTGTCCGCACCCTGGCCGTCGTTGTCGACGCCTTCCTGCTGGAGGTCGAGCACGTCGATCGTCGTGTAGCGCCGGCCGTAGCTGACCGTCGAGCCCTCGTCCTGAATCGCCGTCCGATAGTCGTTCTTGTCGGGCGGCGCCTCGAAGGCGCTCTCTTCGCTGTGCCCCTCGAGGTGTGACAGGATGCCGACCACGCGGATCGTGCCCGGCTTGTCGCTGGGCCACTCGGTGCGGTGGCGGATGGCGAAGCCGTGGGCCTTCAGCACCGGCTTGCAGACCCGCTGGATGTCCTCGTATTTCGAGTAGCGGCTGCGCAGGTTGCCGTGCTTGTCGGTGATCCGCCCGTTGCGCTTGATCACCGGCAGCTGATCGCTCATCGCGGTGAACGCCGCGTTGAACGCCATCTTGGCGTTGCGGTCCATGATCCGCTCCTGCAGGTGGATCAGCTTCTCGAGGCGGTCGGCGTCGATCGTCTTGTCGCGCGCGAGCTGCGCGAAGGCGACGGCGGGGTTGCTCATATCGAGCGGGGGCGGCGGCGGCTGGCGGCGGGCGAGTGCCGTGACCGGCTTGCGCGGACGTCGTTTGGTTTTTGACATGCTGTGCCTCGGTCGGGCACACTGGCAGGCACAGTCGGTCGTCTGCCAAGGGCGCCCGGTTGTTGTTCTCCCGGCCCGCGCTGACCACATGCAGCGCGGGCCGTTTTTATTTGGCGATGCCGGCGATGTAGTCGCGCGTGTTCGCCTCGCCGCGGAGCGCATACTCGACGACGTCGGCGTCGGTCAGGCTCCGCGGGTCGCGGTCAGTCAGCTGCGCCAGGGCCTTCCGGTGCAGCTCGAAAAAGTGCAGCGCCTGCCGGGTCACCAGCGCCTGCAGCCGTCGCCCGCCCGCCTTGTTGCGGAAGACCGACGGGCGCCCCATGTTGCCGTTCCGTTTCGCCATGCTCACTCACCGTGGATGATAGCTGCACCGGCCGCTTCATCGCCTCGAAGATGCGCGCATCGTCGCACGGGCGCAGGGTCGGGCCGTCCAGCAGGTAAGTCACGCCGCCACCACTTCCCGCCCGGGGTAAATCCCCACAACCCCGTATTCGCCCTCGCCCTCGCTGACGTTGAACCGCAGCACGCTGCCGTCGGTGAACTCGATCGCGGTCAGGATCCACTCCTTCCCAGCGTTCGAGTCCCATAGCTCCTGATGCACTTTCTTGATGGTCTTGCCCTTTAGGGCGGCGGCTCTCATTGATGTGCCTCGTTGGCTGCGGCGCGGCACGCGCGGCAGATGTTGAACTTGTCGAGCTCTTCCACCGACGCACGGCGCACCCACTTCAGGTCGACGTCATACGACGTCAGCGCGCCACCACAGAGCGTGCGCCCCGGATTGCCGCGCCGATCGTTGATGCGCCGACCAGCTCTGACGACACCGACACGCACATGAGCGCCGCTCATCATTGGTCCGCCTTGCGCCGCAGCTCGCGGCTGTGGGCGGTCTCGGGGGCGCGCGCGGCCTCGATCAGGTGATCGACCAGCGCGTCGAGCTCGGCGTCGGTGTCGCCGTCGGGTTTCAGGCCTGAGGCCTCCATCACCAGACGGATGTAGTGCCGCAGCAGGCGCTGCGCTTCGGTGCGGTGATTCATCAGCGGATCCTTTCGACCTGATAGGTGCTGCAGCCGCAGTCGGTGCAGCGGGTGTCCTTCGGCCCGCGCGCCCCGCAGTCGGGACACTCGCCGGTCATCTTCTCGGCCGGGAAGCGCCCGCGAATGTGCTGGTGGAAGAAGCGCCCCGGCGACGGCGCCTCGCAGAAGCGGTGCCACATGTCAGCGGGCACGCCGGTGTAGTGGTAGAGATCGCCGCTCTTGAAGGCGACCGCCAGGACGCGGTGCTGCTCGTCGTAGCCGCGGCTGGCGAGGTTGGACGACTGCACCGGCTCGAGGGTGATCATGTCGGGGATCGTAGCTGACTTGTGAGTAACAAGTCAAGCGCACGCGCCGAGTGGCAACATCACACCACCGGGGATTGGCGGTGAGTTCCCAGCAACCAGCGCCGGCGCGTGCGATCTGATTCTACTCGCCGCGCCGGCTGAAGACGCTGCCGATGATGTCGCTGATCGCCCCGCCGGCGGCGAGCCGCTCCAGCAGCGTCGCGCCGTTCTGGATGTCGCGCCGGATGTCCTGCAGCGCCTGGGTCACCTCGCGGATGGCCGCCAGCAGCTCGGCGTGGTTGACCGCGTCGCGCGCGAGCAGCTGCGCGAACAGGTCCGCCTCGGTCTCATCGCCGCCCTCCTCGCCGCTGGGTTCCTCGCCGCCGCCCTCCTCGGCTGGCGGCGTATCGCGCACCGGCAGCGGGCCCGGCTCGTCGCGGATCGCCTCGGTCGGTTCGATCCACCGCTCCAGCCAGGCCGGGTCGGGGTTCGCCTTGTAGGGGAACCAGAGCGGGTCGACCCGCACGCGCGTCCGCGCCTCCCCATCCAGCGAGACGGCGGTGGCGACGTCCACCGAGCTGCCGTCGGTGCGGTCGAGGATCGTATCCGTCGAGCGCCCGTTCACCTGGTTGCCGCTGGTCTTGCGCAGCAGCCCGAGGTTGGCGTTGCGCTGGTGCAGCACCCAGGCAATGCGCCGCGTCAGCTGCGCCTTGGCTGTTTCCTCCTCGGCGACCGACACCTCGCGGTTGGTGACCTCGTCCGCCACCTGCAGCACCACGTCCGACAGGTTCTCCATGTTCGCCTCCTCAGCGCACCGTCACGCCGGTGATCGTGCTGCCGGTCGTCCACTTCACCCAGGCCGGATTGGTGGCGGTGAGGTTGGACGCCGCAACGCTCACCCCTTCACCGAACATCCCATACTTCGACGGCGGCAGCGTCACGTCGCGCAGCGTCAGGCTGGTCGCCGGCAGCGGCCCGTTGAAATAGACCGCGGCCCCGAGCGCCGAGACCGTGGTGATCGTCACGCGGTCGAGCGTCACCTCGATCGGTCCGGCGCCGATCTGGATAGCCTTCATGTTGGTGTTGCCCTTCGCGTATTTCACCGGGTCGAGCGCGAAGGTGTCGCCGACAATCGTCACGCGCTGCATCGGCACCGACGGCCGCACCGTCCCGATCGGCACCGGACGGCCCTCGCGCGTCTCCTTGATGTCGTCGCGCCCGAGGATGTTGATCGCCGCCGCGCCATCGGTCCAGATGTTGTTCCGGAACGTCGCGTCCTGAATCGTCGCCCACGGCGCGCGGCCGTCCTGATTCCGCACCGTCAGCACCAGTAGATAGCCCGTCTGCGCCTGCACCCACGCATAGCTGCAGAGATTGTTCTCGAACAGCACCCGCTTCGCGTTCTTGAGCTCGATCAGGTTCTTCACGACGATCGCCTGCCCGAACCAGGCGGGGTTCTTGGTGATCGTGTTCCCGCGGAAGACGATGTCGGCGGGCGTGCGATCTTCGGGCGCATCGGCCCCGCCCAGCATCACCGTCTCACCGCTCGCCTCGAGGTAGCTGTCCTCGACCAGCAGCCCCGGCGCCATGTCCCAGCCGGCAATCGCCTGCGAGTCCTGTCCCGGCGCCGGCGTGAAACAGTCGGCAATGTAGGACCGCAACACCTTGAGATTGCCGTTGCTGTTCGCGGCGATGCCGCGCTTGGCGCCCTTCACTGGATCGCCCAGCACGCGCACCCGGTCGAGCGTCACGTCCTTACCGGTGACGACGACGATGTCCGTGCCGGCGTAGGTGTGCCGCACCTCAACCCCGACGAGCGTCACGCTGTCGCCGCTGATGGTCAGGCCGCCACGCAGCGAGGGCAGCGGCGTGGCCCGGTCCATGCGCCCCTCGCGCACCGTGCTCTGCAGCGTCACCGCCTGGCGCAGCGTCAGCGCCTTGGTGTAGACCAGCGCCGGGTCGAGCGCCAGCACGGCACCGGGGGCGGCGGCGGCCAGCGCCTGGTCGAGCGCGGCCTCGGTCGCAATCAGCGGCGGCGCCGGCGGCTGGAGCGCCTCTAGCGCCTGCCGCAGCAGCTCGCGCGCCTTGGTCAGATCCTGGGCCGCCGGCGCGCTCGCGCACGTCAGCGCCAGCCCGAGCGCGGCCAGCCAGCGGTTACGACGGGCTCTCTTCATGCGGATCGTCCTTTCGCTCGGTCACCGGGATGTCGGTGCGCCGAGTCCGGTATTTGTTGGCGCCGCCGTTCCCTTCTCGCGGCGGCTCGAAGTCGGTGGCCCGGGCGATGTCGTGGACGTTGAGCACCGGGCGCCGCAGCCGCGCCGAGAGGATGGCGTAGGCCGACGCGAGCTCCTCGTCCTGCACCGCCTTCTCCGCCTCGAGCGCGGCGCGGGCCTCCTCGCTCTCGCGCAGCTGGGCCAGGATCTCCGACAGCTTGCCGTCGGTTTGCTCCTTGATCACCTTCTGCGTTCTGCGCATCCGCGCGTTCTGCACGAGGTGCCAGAGGGAGGAGATCACGCCGGCGAAGAACGCGCCGACCGTCACGATCCCGGTCGGGCCCGTTTTGATTAGCTCGATCCAGAAGGTCTCCGACAGTTGCCCGAGCTGCTGCACCCATCGCCGCCTTTACTGTCGCCGAGGCGGGCCGGTCAGGATCGCCATCGGGTTGAGCGTTTTCCCCTCGGCCAGCGCCGCGAGGCCTTCCAGCGTCCGCCGCACCTGCGCGGCTGGGAAGTGGAACAGGATCCCCGCGCTCTCCAGGGTCGCCCGGTAGAGCGCCGCGTCGAGCTCGCCCTGCTTCACCTGCTGCGCCAGCCGCGAGAAGGTGGCAAACGCCCGTGCGCCCGCCGGGCCCTCGTAGCCGTAGCTGCCCTGAATCGCGCCGCTGACCTCGCGCAGGCCAAGCATCGTGCCCGCCAGATACGCCGCATTTTCCCCCAAGATGGCAGCCCAAGTATTGGCGTCGTCATCGTCCTCGTTGCCGGGGCGCAGCCCGTTGCGCAGCAAATAGCCCAGCGTCGCCGGGATCACGAACAGCATCAGGTAGTCGGCGCCGAGCCGCCCGACCTTGACCGCGTAGTTGCTCTCGCGCGCGGCGCGTCCGTGCGCCTCGCGGTGCTGCTGGTGCAGCACGTTGAAGAAGCTGTAGAAGTTCGTCCACAGCTTCATCATCGGCCCGCCGCGCTGCACCTGCGAGAGGTCTTTGATCTGCCCGCCGCCCTGGCTGTCGAGCACCGCCTGGTCGGCCAGCGCGATGGCGCGGTCCTCCTGTTCGCCGCGGGCCATCGCTTTCTCGTAGGCGCCGAGCCACGTCGGCACGTCGGCGACGCGCTGCATCTGCTGGATCATCCAGAAGTAGCTGTCGGCGATGCCGTGCCGCGTCACCGGGTCGCCGACCGCCTCGAGCGCCGCATCGACCCAGCCGGTCACCCGCCCGGTGGAGAGTCCGATCTGCTGGCGGATCTCGTTGATCTCGCGCTGCTGGGTCTGCCCGCGCATCCGCATCATGGGCGACACCTCGCTGATCCACTCGACGGTCTGCCCCATCGTCGTCGGGGTGCGCAGCCAGCGCAGGAGGCCGCGGGCGACCCACGTCGGCCCGATCTGGAACATGGAGTTGCTAAGGCCCAGCGGCTGCAGCGCCGCGGTCGTGAAGTTCCAGCCGAGGCCGACGACGGTGGCGCCCTGGCGGATATGGTTGACCGCGCGCTCGAACCCGTTCACCGCCGGCACCGCGCCGAAGGCGATGTCGCGCACCGCGTTGCGGATCTGCTTGTAGATCAGATCCCCCTTGGTCTCGAGGATCGCCTCCTGCACCGCCTTCTGCCCGAGGATGCGGCCGACGTCGAGCAGCGCCTCGTGGTGCGACAGGTCGTGGATCACCTGGGTGACGTGCTCGTAGATCACTCCGAAGTCGAGCCGCACCGGCAGCTTCACCACGGCGAGCCGCGCCTCGGTGTGCCCGCGCCGGGTGGTCGCGTTGGTGTAGGCCGCCTGCTTCGCCAGGTTGGCCGCCTCGAGGTCGAGCGCCTTGATCGCGCCGGCGCTCAGGCGGTCATCGTATTTCAGCGGGTGATAGCCGCCGCGGATCTCGCCGGCGCGGGCCTTGATCGGCAGCGCCTCGACCTTCTCGGGCGCCAGCCCGGTCACCCGCCGCTGCTTCGCCTCGATCAGCGGCCAGTAGGAGTCATACCAGTCGAACACGCCCTGGACGAAGGCGAGGTCGCTGGCGGTGAGCGTGTCGAGGATCGCCTGCACCTGCTCCGGCGTCCACCCGAACCCGTCCTGCACGCGCTGCCGGTTGTCGGCGTTGCCCCAATTCAGCGCCACCGTGATCGTTTGCATCCGGCTGAGGCTCTTGCCGATCGCCTTGATCTCGACCGGCTGATACAGCGTGCGCTTCTGCCGGCCGGGGAAGGCGCGTTCGACGAGGTTGCCGAACGCCGCGGTGGCATCCGCCATCATCACGGCCTCGCGGTCACCGGCCTCGTTCAGCGGCCGCAGGATCGCCTCCCAAGCCGCGCCGCCGTCCTGATAGCCGTCGAGGTCGCGCAGGATGTTGGACAGCTTGCGGTGCCCGCCGAAGAAGTCGGCGACGGTGCGCCACGCCTCCTCGGTCGGCCGCCGGTCGCCGACGACGTCCTTCCGCGGGCCGCCGACATGCTGGTCGCGGATCGACCGCGCCAGGTTGGCGGAGACCGCCGCCAGCTCGCGCTCCTGCTTCGCCGCCAGCAGCCGGTTCTTTAGCCGGGCAAAGTGCGCGATCTGCTGCAGCGCGTCGGTGACCCCGAGGAACTCCTCGACGGTGAGCTCGCGGTAGTTCACGCGGCGCGTGTCCTCGACCACCGACTCGGGTAAGTCGATCGGCAGGCCCTCGCCCTCGATCGCGGCGATCCACTTGCGCAGGTTCGCGCGCTTCGCCAGCTGGCGCTGCGGCACGCGGGCGAACTCGTAGCGGTCGAGCAGATCGTCGATCTGCTCCTGGTAGGTCTGCCCCGCCTTGCCCATCCGCGCGCGGCTGGCCGGCGTGTCGAGCGCCTGCGCCTGGCGCGTGCGCGTCTCGATCTCCTCGCGCAGCTGCATCGCCTGCCGGTAGAGCGCGACCTCCATCAGCTCCTGCTGCTTCGCCAGGATGGCGGCGTCGAAGTCCTGGCGCGCCGCCGCCTCGAGCGCGCGCTTGGCCGCCTGCCGCGCCGCCGCCCAAAACCGCTGCGGCTGCAGATCCCCGACGCGCATCGCCGCCAGCCGCTCGCGCGCCTGGTTGCGCACCAGCTCCGCTGGCGGCAGCGCCGCGCGGATCACCGCCGCACCGCCGCGGGCTCGGGCGCGCAGGTCGGCGACCTCGCCGGCGAGCGCGTCGATCTCGGCCTGCTTGCGCCCCTCGGCAAACGCGATCCGCAGCTTGGCCTCGGCCTCGAGCCAGCGCCGCTCGTAGGCGCGCTCCTGCCGCTCGGCGCGTAGCTGCCCCGCCGCTTCCTGCAGCGCCGGCTTGGCGAGCGCCCGCAGCCGGGCCAGGGCGCGCAGCTCCATGCGCAGGATTTGCTCGCGGTCCTCGTTGGCGACCGCCGCCTGCGCCTCCTCGAGCAGCGTGCCGTCGAGCAGCAGCGAGCCGTGCTGCTCGATCATGCGGCGCTGGGTCTCCTCCTCGACCGCCTGGGTCAGCTTCGGCGCGACGGCGACCGCGCGCAGCATCGCATCGCCGCTCGTGAACCCGAAGTGCTCGGCGACGAAGTCAGGGTCGAGCCCGCCGGCCGCGCTGTAGATCCCGCGCGGCAGCTGGCGCAGGCGCTCCGGGCCGAACTTCTCAACCAGCAGCTGGCGCGACAGGCGCATCGGCGGCAGCGTCGCCTCGCCTTCCATCAGCGGCGAGCCGTCGGGGTTGGTGCCGCTGCGCATCGCCGCCAGCGCGCGGTAGGTCGGCAGGGCGTAGAGGTTGGCCTTGACCTCCTCGCGGATCTGCGCCTTGTCCTCTTCCCAGCGCGCGGTCTGCTCGCGGCGCACCTCCTGCAACAGCTTCCGATCGAGCGTCTCGCGCGCCGCCCGGGACGCGGTGGCAATCGCGGCCTTGTAGGGCGCGAAGGCGGCCTCCGACATGCCGGCCTGCTCGGCCGTCAGGAACATCGGCTGCACCGCTGCCTCTTGCTCGGCCTGGGCGATGGCGGCATCGGAGGCGATCAGGCGGTCGAACACGCCGCGCACCTCGGGTGTCAGCTGCACGTTCAGCCGCAGCACCGTCTGGTAGACGCCCAGCAGCCAGGCGCGGAACGTGGCGAACGCCGAGCGCAGCGTCGAGGTCGGCGCCTTGCCCTCGAACAGGTAGGCCTCGAAGCCGCGGGCGACCTTCTCGTGGACGTCGCGCCGGGCGTCGGTCGTGAGCGTCTGCCACGTCTCGAGGTCACCCTGCCACCCGCCGAAGCGCAAGAGCGCCAGGGCATCGGCCTTCAGCCGCGGCGAGGCGTCGGGCTGCACCGCGAGGTTCGCCCACAGCTCGAGGAAGTGGTGCCCGGTCTCGTGCAGGATCGTCGACGGGTTGGCGGTCTGGAAGAGCGTGATGATCCGGTGCGTGCGGTTGTAGCTGCCGCGCGCCTTGGGCGGCTCCGGGGTCGCCTTCTCCCATCCCGCCGGCGGGACGCCGGGCGGCTGATCCTCTTGGAAGAGCGCCTGGCCGGCGAGCAGCGCCTCGCGCATCTGCGGCGTCAGCGGCAGGTAGGGCTGGTCGGTCTGCTGCTGCGCCGTGAGCTCGGCCTCGGCCTGTTCGCGCGTGGCGAAGCCGCCGACCCGCTGCTCGAGCACACCGGGCACGCGCTTGATCACCACAAACTGCACGCGAGACGCCGCGCGGTCGCGCTCGGCGGAGAGCGCCTGATAACGCGGGTCGGCCGTCGTGCTGCTCTCCAACAGCGCGTTGAGCTGCTCGTCGATCGCGGCCACCGCCGCGTTCTGCTCCGCGGTGCGTTGGCTGGCGGTCTGGAAGTCCGGCCGCTCCTCGATCCGATACTCGGCGTCGGGGTCGCCCCGCTTCAGCGCCGCCACCTCCACGCGCCCGCCGTGCTGCTTCACCGCCGGCAGGCCCTGCACGACGTTGCGGAAGTCGACGTCGTAGAGCCGCTTGAGCCCGAGCCCGCCGATGTCGATCGCCTGCCCCTCGAGCGTGCCGCGGTCCTCACCCTGGATCTTCGCGGCGAGCTCGGGGCCGACCATGTCCTTCAGGTTCTTGCCGACGAATTGCTGCGCCAGCTGCGAGGCGTCCTCCTCGAGCACGGTGCCCTTCGCGTCGACGTTGAACCGCACCAGGCCGGCGCCGGTGTCCATCTCAACCCAGCGCGTCGAGGCTTCCGTGCTGCCGTGCAGGCGCGGTTGCCAGTCCAGTTTGCGCACTTGCGTCGACAGCCGGTAGCGGTCGCGCTGCTGGTCGCCGGTCGTCCAGGCAACGCCGGCGAGCCCGCGCGCGGCGGCTTCCTGCAGCGCCCACTTGAACCCGAGCTCGCGCCAGTTTTTGATCAGCAGCGGCGGCATCTGCTGCTGATTCTCTTCGCTCGGCGGCTGCACCTCCTCGAGGAACAGCACGCGCTGGCTGTCGACCGTCTGCCGCACGCCCAGCCGCACGCGCACGATCGGGTTCTCGATGTGGTCGTAGTCGTTGTGCCCGTCCCACCAGCGCAGCGGCATCCCCTGGCTGAGCACCTCGCCGTAGGCGTCGCGGATCGCGTCCTTGATCTCGGCCTCGGTGGCGTCGGCCGGCACCGTCACGTAGTGCCCGCCATCCGGCAGCTCGAGCTCACGCCCGTTGATCCGCGGCTCGACGTTGACCTTGCCCGGGTGCAGGGACGACGGCGCGATATACCGATAGCTGACCACCGGATCGCGCGCCAACTGAGGCAGGTGCGGCACCGTCAGGAACACTTCCTGGTAGCTGCCTTCCTCAAGGCCCGGCTCGACGTATTGGGCAAACTGCACCGCCGACCCGCCAGCGTCGAACTCTTCCTCGGCCTGCGCCTCGAACTCGGCGTAGTTCAGCCCGTTCCCGATCTCGGCCACGAAGTCTTCGCGGAGCCCTTGTTCGTGCGCGTCGGCCAGCGAATACCCGCGCTCGAGCGCCTCGTCGCGGCTCTCGTAGACGTCGCCTGTCGCCTCATCATTGAGGTAAACCTCGAAGCCGTCCTCGGTCTCGACGGCTTCCACGGACACGGTCATGTCATCTAGCTCGCCTCTCTCTTCCGCCCGTTCGATCTGGCGATTGACCTCCGCCTCGAAGAGCTCGCCCGCGCGCTGCTGCACCTGCTGCGGCGTGTAGCTACGCGCGCCGAGGCGCACCGTCTCCACCTGCAGCGTGTTCGCGGCGAGGTAGTCGAGCACTTCGGCCTTGGTGTAGCTACGCCCGTCCTCGAGGTCGTCGACGCGCGCGATGGCAAATTCGTCTTTGGCGATGCCGCCCTTGGCGTTGCGGATCGCCGCCTTCCACTGCGCGCCGGGGGCTTTGGCTTGTTTGGAGGTATCAACGGCCCGCACGAGGCGGGAGTAGAAGACCGGCTTGGGTCCGTCTTCTAGCTGGTAGAGCTCGTCGGCGTCGGCGCGAGCGGCTTCGCGCTGACGGCGGAAGACGTCGACGCGCTGGGCGCTGCGGAGGAGGCCAACCGTCGCACCTTTGCGAGCCGGCGCTGCTCGTCGCTCTGTCGCAGGGCGGACGTCTGCAGCAGCAGGTTGCGTAAATTCCGCTTCGACGGCCGCGAGCGCATCCCCATACCCTCCGGCCTCGAAGATAGCACGGATCTCGGCATTTGTGGCTAACAAGTCGGTGAACTGCGGCGCCTCGCGGATCTGTGCATCGGTGAGCTCGCCGCGACGCACGATCTCCTCGGCCGTCGCGCCGGTGCTCTGCGCCAGCTGGTAGAGCGTCATCACCCACGACCAGATGGTTTCCTGCACTTCGGCCGGCGTCCAGGTCTCGCCGGTCTTTTCGGTCAGCCGCTCGGCGACGCGCCGCACCTTGGCGGCCATCGCCGTGTAGAAGGCGCTGCGCCCGGAGAACGTGCCGGCCTTGTTGATGTTGCCGCCGAACAGCGATTGATCGAGGTTGGCAAAGATCGCCATCCAGATGTCGTTGGTGACCTCGTCCTGGTAGCCCTTCAGGTTGCGCGCGAAGCTATGCACCTTCGGGCCCGAGAGCACGAGGTCGTGCGGATCCTCGACCTGCAGCGCGCGGACGACGTTGTTGCCCCACGACGGCAGCACGCCCTTGCCGCGGCGCACCGCCTTGCGCATGATCCGGGTGATCGTCGACTCGTCGGTGGGGCGCCCTGCCTCCACCCAGGCGTTCCACATCAGGATCGCGTTCTCGAGGTTCTCGGCGACCTTGACCCGCGGCGAGAGTGCCGACAGCAGCCCGGTGAAGCGCGCCCCGTCGACCGGGCCGAAGACCTGATAGATCGCCTTGGTCGCGCGCCGATACCAGCCGCGCGCCGCCTGGCCCGCCAGCGCCACCTGCTCGAAGTCCAGATCCTTCGGCAGCTCGAGGAACGCATCGACGATCGCTTCGGCGTGCGGGGCCGTGAGGCGCTCACGTTCGTCCGGCGCAAGGTAGGGGTCGACCACCTCGAAGCCTTCGACCTCGGGCGGCATCCGCTGGAACAGCTCGCCCTGATCCTCGGTCTCGGCAGGGGCGCCCTCGGGCGTCAGCTCGAAGTCTTCGCTGGTCGCCTGCACCGGCGCGCGGAAGCTGGTGTCGGCCTTGCCGACCTTGCGCGCCTCGCCGGCGCCCGGGAGCCGCGGCTGCTTCTCGCCAGTCTCGAGCGTGTCGTCCGGCTCGAGGTCGAACAGGCTCTGCATCAGGTCGTCGATCGCTTCGTCGAACGTTAGGTCGACCGGGCCCTCGGGCTCGACCGCGTCGGGCCCCTGGTCGATCAGGCGGTCGAGGTCTTCCTGCAGCGCGTTGGTGAAGCTGACCGAGGCCTCGACGCCGGTGGGCGGCGGGAGCCACCGCGGCGACAGGTCGCGCATCTCGCCAGCGGCCCGGTGCTCGGCGACGCGCACGACGCCCTCGGCCAGGTTGCTGGCGATGTCGCGCGACTGCAGCACCGCCTCGGCCGCGGCGCGCACATCCGCCCGCGAGCCGCGCGCGGTCTTCGCCGGCTTGCCGCGATACAGGTTGACCGGCGAGAAGGCGATCACGTCGTCGTAGACCGGCGCGCCGGCCGCGCCCGCCTTGATCTCAGCGTGCCCGCCGGCGCCCTCGACGGTGCCGACCCGCTCGCCCGGCTTGAGCCAATTCCAGGTTCGCTCCTGGTAGCGGAACGTGTCGAGCTCGTCGTAGAGGCGCTCGACCTCGGCCAGCACCTCGGGCGTCAGGCGGGCGGCAATCTGCTCGGGAGACTGGCGCTCGAAGACCTCGTCGAGCTCGGGGATCCCCCGGAGGGAGGCCGATACCCCGCGTGGTTCAGCGCCACGGCCAGGGCCTCCCCCCTCGACAGCCCCGCCCGCACCAGCAGGAGGCTGTTCGCCAACACGGTCTGATACGACCGCCCCGGCTTCAGCGGCGGCAGTTTGCGCGGCACTGGTCGCTCCCTTCTTGGCGCGCGGCGGCGCCTCCTTGCGCGTGGCCCGGGTGCGCTCCGCCAGCGCCCGGGCCTTCGCCATGATCTGCGGATCCTCGGCCAGCATCTGCTTGGCCGCGGCGACCGGGTCGCGCCAGTCGATCGGCTGGTCGCGGGTCGCCACCTGCTGGACAGCAATCTCGGCCGCGGCGTCGGCCTCCGGGGCGGCGTCGATCAGCCGGGCTAACACGGCCGCGCGCGGCGTGCTGGTCTCGAGCGCCGCCCGGGCGGCCACGGCCTGTTCCCGCAGCTGGGCGCCGGTCAGGCGCTCGCCGGTGTCCGCCGGCGTCTCCGGCACCGCTATGCCGAGCTCGGTCAGCTTGGCGGCGCTGACGGTCGAGCGGTCGTGCGGACCGCCGGTGATGTTGTAGAGCGGGCCGGAGGGGCCGTAGGCCAGGAACGCCGCCGTGGCGGCTGGCTGGGCGCCCTGGGGGCCTTCGGCCGCCTGGGGCGCACCGGTGGCTGGCGCCGCCTGGGGCGCCCCAGGGGCCGCCTGGCGCTCGGCGGGCACCTCGGCGGTCGTGGCCTCGGCGATCACCTGCTCGACCGGCCGGGGCACGTCCGGCCGCACCACCTCCCGCAGGCCCTGCTCCTCGACCAGGCGCTCGAGCGGGCGCCCCAGCTCGGCCGCCGCGTGCTCGTAGGTCTGCCGGTAGAGCGCCGCGATCGGGGCGGCCTGCCCCGGCGTGAACGCCGCACCCGTCAGGCGCTCGGCGATCTTGGCCTCGAAGAGGTCGCCGGCGGTCGGCGCGGCCGGCTCGGGTTTCGGCTTGGCGGCCTCGGCGGCCACGTAGGCCTCGACCTCGCGCTGGTTCCAGGCGTCGGGGTCACCGAGGCGCAGCTCGCGGCTGAAGAATTTGTGATGCTCGGTGCCGGCCAGCTTGACCGCGTAACGCGACGTCGGGATCTGCAGGTCTTCCTGCAGCCGGATCGCGCGGTCCCAGGCGTCGGCGTCGCCGGTGAGCTCGGTCGCCATCGCGCGCGGGTCGACGCCCTGCTCCGTCCAATACTGCGCGAAGCTGTCGGTGGGCGCGTAGGTGTGCTCGAGCGGGCCGTCCTTGGTCGCCTGCGCGAGCAGCTCCTGCGCCACCTGCGGCATCTTGGTGACGGTCGCCGACTGCGTGACGCCCTCGCTGAGCGCCTGGAACCACTGCTGCGCCTGCGCGGCCCGCTTCGCCTGGCGGAGGTCGGCGTGGACCGAGATCAGCGGGCCCGGCAGCACGGTGAGCGCCATCGACTGCAGCGCGCCAATCCCCTCCTGCGCGAGGTCGGTGGCAATCTGCGCGACGCTCCGGAAGTAGCCGGTGCCGGTGTAGTGGCCGGCGGCGAAGTCCTCGTGCAGCTGCTGCGCGAACGCCGTGGCGCTCGCCGGGTCTGTGAAGATGCCGAGGTGCCGCCCGGTGCGCCGATACTCGGCGATGGCGGCGTCCTGCACCTGCTCGGGCGTGCCAGTGAAGTGGCGGCCATCCGGCGTCACCGTGGGCAAGAGCACCTCGTGCCCATCCAGCCCGACGCTCAAGCTGTCGACCGTTGACGTCGTCCCGTCGGCGTTCTGCACGACCGGCTGCTGGTAGAGGTTCACCGTGCCGGGCTGCACGAGGCCGGGCACCGTCGCCTGCGGGGCCTGCCCCTTCGCCATCTCGCCGGCGATGATCGTGACGGCGCGCTGCGCGATCTCGGTCGACACCTCACCGGTCACCGCGCCGCCGTAGCTCTTGACCATGTCGGTGATCGCGCCGCGCACGGTCGGCGTCCGCAGCGCCTGCTTGACGATCGAGCGCACGCCGGCCGACGACAGCCGCTCGAGGCCCAGCGCCTTGAAGGTGCGCGCCAGGACGAACCCGCCCGCCGTCTCGAGGCCGGCGTTGATCACCCCGGCCGCCAGCGCCGCCCCCTTCGCCGCTGCCGGGTCGAGCGGCAGGCCGTGCTCATCGCGGAAGTTGAGGAACTCGTCGTAGGCCAGCCCGCTCTCCAGCTCGTAGCTGAACTCCGCGCCGCCCGCGAGGCTCCCGACCGTCAGCCCGGTGCCGATGCCGGAGGCGATGCCGAGCGCCATGCCCAGCGGCCCGCCGCCCGCGCCGATCGCCGCGCCGGCGACCGCCCCGACCCCCGCCGCCTGCACGCCGCGCGTCGCCGCACCCCAGCCCGCCCCGAGCAGGATCGGCAGCTGCTGGCTGGCGCCGGTCACCGCGCTGCGGAACCAGCTGCCGCTGGCCCCGAGCTCGCCGCCGGCTTCCATGTGCAGCTTCGCGCTGTTCATCTGATCCCGCTCCTCCTGCGTGAGGTCGCGGAACAGGCTCTGATGGCGCAGCCGACCGTAGGTGATCTGGTTGAAGCCCTGCGCCGCCGCGCGCTGCGGGGCGGTGACCAACCACTCGAGCAACCCGAGTTGCTGCAGGTCGTCCTTGACGATCGCCGCGTTGTTGGGCGACTGGCCGATGAAGCCGGCGAGGTGCGGCGACTCCTTGGCGATGCGCGCGGCCGGCACGCTCTCGGCCTGGTCGCGCTGCCGGAAGGCGTCGAGGTTGGCCTCGACCATCGCCACCGGGGCGCCCATGCGGATCGCCAGGCGGCGCGCTTCGGCGGCGCGATCGGGTGAGGTGTCAGCGGTCTGGATCAGACTGGCGCGGACGCGCCGCTCCTCCCGGCGATCCTGCTCGTCGAAGAAGTCATCGTAGCGGCTACGCGGGGGCGCGCCCGGCGGGTCGTCGTCTTCGGGCAGCATCAGCGCCGCACCTTCTCGCGCGCGGCCTCGTCTTCGCGGATCGCCACGAACGCATCCCGCACCGTCTGCGGGCTGACCGGACGCCCGCGCCGGCGGAGCGAGGCTTCGATCTCCAGCCGCTCGCTGTGCGGGATGTCCTCGTAGCGCACCTCGACCAGGCGCCGCGTCTGCGCCGGCAGGCCCAGCGCCTCGAAGAAGCGCCGGAACCCGGAGGCCGGCGCCTGATACTGCTCGGCCAGCACGTTGTGGACGATCTGCTGATACTCGGTCGCGGTCACGCGCTTGCCGCCGGCCTCGACGTCCTCGACCCGCCGGTCGACCATCTGCCGCACCTCGAAGAGCGTGTTGGCCGCCTCGGTGCCCGGCTTGTCGGCGTCGCGCGCGGTGTCGATGCCGTAGGCCCGCAGCGTCGACTCGAAGACCTCCTTGCGGCTGCTGACGTCCTCGAGCTGCTTCGGCTGCTTGCCCTGGCGCAGCTCCAGCTGCAGATCCTTCAGCTTGCGGTAGTCGCTCTGCGTCAACACCGACTGCAGCGGCTCGAGGGTCGTGTGGTAGGCGAACGTCTTCGGGTCGCGCTGCGCGTTGTCGAGCATGGTGTAGAAGGCGCGCAGGTCGCTCTTCTGCACGCCGCCGCCGTCGACCATGCTGTCGGCGAAGGACTTCAGCGCGGGAATGTGATCCGCGAGCGCCTCGCGCATCGACGGCGGCAGGCTCTCGACCGGCACCCCGCCGCGGCCGTCGTTGAACAGCCGGGCATAGGCCACTTTCAGCTGGTCCGACTCCTGCTCGCGCTGCGCCTGCTTCACCCGCGCCTGGTTCTGGCCGATGCGCTGCTCGACGCCCTGGCGGATCTTGGCCGGCAGCTTCGCCGCCTTCGCCAGCTGCGCCGTCTCGTCGCCGCCCTCGCCGATGATCCGGTCGGCCTGCGCGAACACCTCATCGAGCTCGGTCTGCGACGCCAGCATTTTCTGCAGGCGGTCGCGGTGCTCCGGGTCGGTGATCCGGCTGCTGATGGTGTCGAAGTAGGCCTTGGCCGCCGGCGTCGCCCCGTTGTCGACCAGCGTCTCGACGGCGGTGGCAAACGCGCCGCTTTCCATCTGCGCGATCTGCGTCTCGATCGTGTCGAGGTCGAGGCCCATGTTGCGGCCGTGCGCGCGGATCGCCGCCGCGGTGCTGTCGATTTCCGACGCGACGATGTCGGGATGCGTCGCGTTGGCCGCCACCAGGCTGCGCGTGTTGTCGATCTTCGCCTGCAGCCCCTCCTGCTCGACGCGGGTGATCTCGCGGCTGGTATGCTCGCTGAGCACCTGCAGCATGTTGAGGGATCGCTTGTTCTTGATCTGCCGGAAAATCTGCCGCTGTTTGTCGGTCGTCAGGCCCGCCTCGATCTGGTCGGCGACCTGGTCGAACTCCCCCATCACCTGCTCGGGCAGGCCCATCGCGTTCTGGCCGCGGACGTTCAGCGCGCCGCTCTCCGGGTCGTGCAGCCGTTTGATCTGCCACTTCGCCAGCTCGGTGTCGGCGAGCGTCTGCGCGACGTCGGTGGCGCGTTCCTCGGCCTTGCGCTGAATCTCGGTGTAGGCGGCGGCCCCGACGCGCCCCGTGGTCTCGCCCAGGCGCCCGAGCGCCTCGCTGCGCCCCGCCTTCGCATACTCCACCCCGACGCCGGCGGCCTGCTCGGTGAGCGCCGCCTGTTTGCGCACCCCGGGCAGCGCCTGGGTCTCGACGCGCCGCGGGCCGTAGACGGGAACGGTCGGCATCAGTGGTTCATCCAGGCCGGGTTATCGAGCGGGTGCGGCCCGAGCCCGCCGCCGCCGCTGCTGTCGCTCATGCCGTAGCGCCGCAGCATCAGATCGCCGCCGGCGCCAATCAGCGAGGTCACCGCGCCGAGGCGCGCGGCGGAGCGGCGCTGCCGGCCCTCCTCGAGCGCCATGCGCCCCTCGAGGTGCGCGATCTGCGCGCGGCGCCGCAGATCCTCGCCCTGCACCTGGAAGCCCCAGGCCTCGCGGATCGCGTTGGTGCGGATGGTGCGCGCGTCGAGCTCGCCGAGCATCGTCGCATCGGCCTGCACCGCGGCCGCCGAGCCGTAGTTCACGTCGATGCTGCCGGCCGCGAACCCGGTGCGCTGCTTCGCCACCAGGTCGCGCACCTGCGTGCGGAAGCGGCTCTCCTGCTCGGCGCCGCGCTCGATCGCGTCCTTCGCCTGCAGGTCCGCGACCTGCGCGTTGTAGTCGGCGAGCTCGGCCTGCGACTCGGCCACCCGCTGCTGCCCTTCGCCCGCGCGCATCGCCGCGCCGCCGGCCTGCCACTGCCCGACCGCCTCGGTCGCCGCGCCGGCAATCGCCATCCCGATCGCCAAGGTCGTGAACGTCACCGCTCAGCCTCCGATCTCGACATGCGGCGCCACGCCCAGCACCGCCAGCGGCAGCGGCCGGTCCTGGCGAATCCAGACGCGCCCGTAGTCGCCATACTCGGCCGTCAGCACCAGCGCCTCCTGGCCGGTGTAGTCGGTCGACGCCACTTCCCAATCGCCCACCGTGTTGCGCGTCAGCGTGCTGGCGTCGGGCCCCGCAAGGAACAGCCGGTCGGCCCGCAGCAGCTGCAGCGTCAGCTGCCCCACCCGCTTCTTGCGCGGCCGCACGTCGCTGCCGCTGACGTCGAGGTCGAGCGTCTCGAGGTCGGCGGTGATCGCCAGGCCGACCTGCACAACCGAGGCGCTGACCCCCAGCGCGATCGTCCCGCCGCTGACCGTGAACGGCCCGCGCGGGACGCCGTCGGCCAGCGCGACGACGCTCTGCCCCTCGAGGTGCCCGAGGCCGGCGATCGTCGAGACCGGCGTGCCGTCGTAGGTCAGCCCGCTGTCGACGTAGAAGGCGCTGGTCCCATACTGCCGGCGCTCGAGCCGTTCGACATACCGCTTTACCGCCCCGCCGATCGTCCGGCGGATGATGGCATAGAGCGCGTCCTCCTCGCCTTCCGGCACCACGCAGAGGTGCTCGACGCGCCCGCTGGCGCCGGTGTCGTGGCGGTGCCAGCCCCACACCTCCTCCTCGCGCAGGTAGGTCAGCCCGAGTAGGGTGCCGTCGGAGCGCACGCACCAGACGATCGAGTGCGGGTTCTGCTGGTAGGCGATCTCGGTAATCGTCGCGTCTTCAAACAGGTGCGCGCCCCACACCGTCAGGTCGCGCCCGGCCATCCCTTCGACCTGCTGATCGAAGCGCAGGTCGCTGACCACCTGCCCGCGCGCCTGCACGTAGAGGATCCCGTTGCCGATCAGCGCCGGCGGCACGTCGGCCGCGCCGATGTAGCCCTCCTGATCGGCGGGGATGTTGGCCGGCGTCAGCGGCTCGCGCGGCCCGGCGATCACCCACTCGCCGCCGGTCGTCAGCACGATCAGCGATTTGAGCGGCGTCAGCGCGTTGATCGCGTGCTGCGAGGCGCCGGCGAGGCGGAAGCGGATCGCGTCATCGTCCTGCAGCGGCGTGCTGATGCCGAAATTACTGGGGAACCCGGTGCGCGACCCGAGCACGACGTCGGGCTCGTCGACGGTCTGCGCGAACAGGCGGCGCTGCTGGTAGGTGGTGCTCACATGCGGGTAGCTGCCCGGGTCGGCGAAGAGGTCGTCCTGGGCCACCGGCGGCGTCACCGCGAAGTCGGGCGTGATCCCGGTGTCGCGCAGCGTCACGTCGGTCGCCGAGCCGATGTAGCCGTAGACGCCATTCTGGAACGGGTCGGCGTAGACGTAGTATTCGACCGCGCCGGTCACCGGATCCCAATCCACCACATGCGGCGCGTCGGCCGTGGGCGCAGCGACGCTGCCCAGCACCACCTGCGACGAGGCCGCGCTTTCCTCGCCGCGCTCGTTGACGGCCGTGACCACATAGGCGTAGGTGCGCGAGCCGACGCCGCCCGGCGTCACGCCGACCCCGGTCGGGGCGGCCAGGCTCGAGACCGTGGTCACCGGCTGCAGCACCCAGCTGGCATCCCCGAAGTAGACGAGCTCGTAGGGCGCCTCGAGGCGGTGCGTCAGGGTGATCACGTTCCCGCTCTGGTGCCAACGCATGACATGCGTGAACGGCGCGCCGATCTCGTAGGTCGTGCCGCTCCAGGCGTGCCAGTAGGTCGTATTCGGCGGCGCGTGGTTGGTGCCCGCCTTGACCGCGTAGTAGACGACGCCGCCCTGCTGCACCAGGTCGCCGACGACGAAGGCGGTGCCGCTGTCCCACGCATCGACGTCGCCCAGGTCGACCTCGAGCGGGGCCCCGCCTTTGAAGACCCGAATGTAGCCGACACCCTGCTCGAGCAGCAGGCTGTCGGCCGGGTCCGCGGTGATGTAGGGGATGAGGCCGACCGTCGCGCTGGTCGTCTTGCAGGCCTGGCAGAAGCGCCAGCCCCCGCGGTTGGCGGCCCCGCCCTGGCGCTGGATCAGGAAGTTCCGGCAGGTGCGCAGCCCCGCCTGATATTTCGCCTGATCGGCGCGCAGGTGCAGCGCCGGCGCCAGCTCGCCGGCGTGGAACGACCGCTGCAGGACGTGCTGGCCCATTCAGCGATCCAGGTGCGACAGCACGAAGAGCGTCACCACGAGGATGGCGAGCACGCTCAGGAACACCGCTTCGGGCATCGTCAACGAGGGAAAGATCATCAGTCGCGCGCCTCAATCCAGGGCGCGTCGGGCTGGTCGTCCTCGTGCTGCGACTCGTTGGCCGCGACCGCCTCGGCGATCCGGATTTGCCGCTCGAACATGCCCCAGGCGAACGCTACTTTCTTTTCGTCGCGCGCGAGGCCCGGCGCGAGCTCGTGCGCCAGCTTCCAGGCCAGCGCCGAGCGGAAGAGCGCATCGCCGGCGGTGGCGACGCAGCTCACCCGCACCGTGTATTCCAGCGCGAAGTCATCGACCGCGGCATCGGTGTAGATCAGCGTGCCGCTGGCGTCGCTGCCGGTGCGGAAGGTGACCGGCGCCGGGTCGTAGCGCCGCTTGCTGCCGTCGGTTTTGACGAAGCGCCGCGCGAACAGCATGTTGCTCGGCGCGCGGTAGCTGTATTGCCAATCGTCATTGACCCCCAGGCTGTCGGTGCCGGCGACCAGCGTCAGGTCGGCATAGCGAGTGGCGAACGGCCACGGGAACGCGCGCAGCGTCGCCTCGACCGCTTCGACGTAGTGCAGACGCGCCTGCGAGGCCTCGGGCCGGTTGTCGGTCGCCACGCTCACCAGCTGCTTGGTGATACCGAGCCGCGACAGGGCGATGTTGACGATCTTCGTGGTCTCGGTGACGCAGTCGATCTCGAAGTCGGCCCCTTCGGGCGGCTCGACCTCCGGCTCGGGCTCGACCACCGGGCCCGGGTCGTCCGGATCCTCCGGCATCGGATCCCAGGGCCCGTTGGCCGGCGGCGCCGGGTCGACCGGGATCTGCTCGCCGGCGACGCTGAACCCGTTGTTGCCGGCCACCGTGTCGCCCGGAAAGCTGATCACGTTGTAGGCGACCCCGTTGCCGTTCAGCGCCGTGCCGACTGACAGCGAGTCGATGCCGGCGCCGGTGATGCCGGTCGAGGGGTTCGCCGTCGACGGGATCTGCGTGGACGTCGTGCCGGTGTGCGACGGGTCGCGGAAGATCGCGCCGGCGCTCGAGGCCGGGGCCACCAGCGCCCACATCGGCCGCCGCCCGCTCGCGGGCGCCAGCGCCAGCGTGCGTGACGCCGCGCCATCGCCGACGTAGCTGGTGATCTGCACGACCCGCGACATGCCGGGATCGGCGCTGCCGTCGTTCATCCGGAAGGCCGCGAAGGCAATCTGATTCGGCTGGTTGATGGTGTAGAAGGCCGTCTTGGCGACCAGCTGCCCCGCCGCCATCGTCAGCGCGTTGGCGACCTCGGCGTTGGACAGCGTGGTCACGCTCGCCGCCGCGTTGCCGGGGCCCTTGACGTGCAGCCGCGCCGTGCTCGTCGCGCCCAGCCGCTCCGAGAACAGCCAGAGGAAGTCCGGCAGGAAGCTGGTGTTGACCAGCGCCGTGGTCAGGTCCGCCGTGCCGACGTGCCCGGTCAGCGCGCCGTTCAACAGGAAGCGCATCCCCGGATCGCAGACCGCCAGATAGCTGTAGGTCACACCGACGGCGTTCGCCTGGCTGTTCGAGCCGGCGAGGCGCACCAGGTAGCGCGTCTGCTGCTGGTCTTCCCCATCCGCCGGCAGGAACGTGAGGTCCGTTTCCTCCCGCGGCACCAGCCCCGCCGTTGGGTGCTCCTCGCTCCCGGGGTGCGGCCCCATGAGGCTCGACCACCAGGTGACGCCGCCGGTGTCGCCGGTCAGCGGCCGGATGCGCAGAAAATGCACCGGGAACTTGAACACCAGATCCTGTCCGGCGCCGGTGCCCGTATAGGTGCCGGTGATGATCGCGACCGGCGACTGCGGCGGCTGGCCGAGCTGCGCCCAGGGCGAACGCGGATACGGCGCGTTGTGAATCCCCGAGTGCCCCGGCTGGATCGCCAGGTCGGCGACGCTCGTGGGTTTGTCCTCGGCGCCGAAGATCCCCAGCACCTCGGCGACCGCGAACAGGCCGTAGACGCTCGAGGCGTTGGCGTCGGCCCCCTTGGTGTGAATCAGCTCGAGCGGCGCCAGCGCGAAGGCCGCCGTGAGGCCCGACGGGCGATAGAGCACCGTCTGCCACGCCTGCGTCGTGCTCTGCGTGATCGTCGCCAAGACCTCCGCCGCCGCGCCGATCTTGTAGCCGAGCTGCCCGTTGGCCGCGCCCGCGCGCAGGTTGTTGAGGCCGACCGCCACCGCCGCGCAGCCGATCGTGTTGGGCAGGGTGTCGACCATGTAGCCGGCATCGGTCGTCACCGCGAGCCGCCCGCCGCTGGTCGAGGACGTGAGCGCCTGCCCGGCCGAGGTCGCCGGCTGCTGCATCAGCGTCCGGTGGTCGCCCGCCCAGGCGGCCGGGTCGCTCGAGGCGCGCCCCTGCGGCCGCACCAGCACCATGCGCGACCCGTTGATCCAGTCGAGCCCGTTCAGCGCCGACGGCCAGTCGGCGCACATCCAGTCGTCGACGTCCAGGCTGAGCGTGTTGCCCGACTCGCAGCCGCCGATCTCGCTCGAGACGTGCGTGCGCCCGGCCGTCGCCATGCCGCCCGACGAGAAGCTGATGATGTTCAGCGCCTGCACGTTGTTCAGATACAGCTTGCAATTCGCCCCCGAGCCGAACTCCTGCAGGATGTCGAGCCGATACCAGCGGTTGAGGTCTAGCGCCGTCGTGGACGCCAGAAGCTCATACACGCCGACGTTGGTGACCTTGTTGAGGGCAATCTGCCCCGACGGGGTGATCTGCAGGGCGATGCCGGTAGAACTTTCGACGCTCCCGTGTGAGCGCCAGAACGTCGTCGCCGCGGCCGGCTTCTGCACCAGCCGGACGTAGCACCGCTCCCAGCTGCGCGTCGGCGTATAGCCCGCCTGATTCTCGGCGACCGTGTGCGCGCGCTTGTCGGTCGGCCCGGTGGTGCCGCCGCGGAGTGCGTAGCCGAGGCCGTCGGCGTGCCGACTCGCCATCCGGGCGTTTTCCCGGTCGGTGGTGGCGGTGCCGCCTTCGCCGTTCGCCGGCAGCTCGAACCCATCGACCCAGCGCCGCTGGCTGATCGGCTCGGCTTCGCCCGGGGCGCCCGGCTGGCCGCTCTCCGGCACCAGCGGCGCGCTGTAGACGAACAGGCCGCGCCAGTAGTAGTGCGTCGTGTCGCCGAACAGCAGCGGGATGCCGAACCACCCGCCGCTTTTGCGATCGAACTTGGCAACGTTGGTCGGGAAGTGATCGCCGGTGCCGAACCACTGCGAGCTGATCGACGGCGTCACGAACTCGGCGGGCGGGATGATCAGCGGGAGATTGCTGCCGCCGGTGGGCTTGTAGTCGATCGCCGCCTGATCGGGCGCCTTGATCACCGCCCCGACCGCGCCGCCGGGCATGGGCTGGTTCTGCAGCGCCGCGACCTGCGCCGCGTTGGTCAGGTTGATCTGGTATTGGAGAATGACGGTTTTGGTTGCCATCCGGTGCCCCCACTCGCCCGCGCGGGGCCCAGCCTGACGGTCTCAGGCCCGGGCCCCGCCCGCTGTGTTGGGGCGGCGCCTGCCGTATCTGCGCCGCCCCGCTCTCGGGGTTATTCCGTCACGCTCTGGTCCGCGGCCCGGTTGCTGCCGCGCACCGTGAAGCCCGCGCGCTCGGCCAGCGCCTGGTCGTGCTCGCGGTTGATGGCCTGCTGGGCCGTCGAGATGCGCTCCTCCTCGTCGGCGTTCACCACTTCCATCCACGCGCGCGAGAACTGCCGCTCGGGCGGGATGATCGCCTCGACCTCCTTGGTCATCGGCATGTCGTTGCGATCGTAGAGCTGCTCGCCCTCGTCGTTGGTGACTGGCACCGTGACCTTGCCCTCGAGCGGGATCAGCGAAAAGATGTCGCCTTCGCGCCGCCGGGCGTGATTGTAGTAGCCGGTCATCGTCGCGCGGACCATGATCGTGCCCTCAGGGCTGGCGCCGCCGAGGTCGCGCACCAGCTGCGCGCCGGCCGCGCCGCGGTCGTGGCTGCGTCCCGGCGGGCCTTCCTGCCGGCTGCTGACCGCCGCGCGCGGGGCCATCGTCGGGTGCGGCTGCGTCGTACCGCCCTTGCTCTCGAGCATCGTCGGCTGCTGGCTGCGGGTCGACTCGTTGGGCTGATGACCCGACGTGTCGGCGTTGCGCAGCTCCTCCGGCACCGCGCGGAGCTCGGCGTCCCGCGCGCGCTTCTGATCCTCGTCGAGCGCGTCGGGCGCGAGCACCTCCTGGTCCGCCGCCCGCCCGCGTCCGCGCGCGGACTCGGCGGCCTCGGCGCCCGTGGTGCCGTCCTCGGCCTGGCGCGCCTGCTCCTGCTCCTGCTCGGCGGCGACGGCGGCCTGCTCGCGGGCCACCCGATCCTGCTCGGCCCGGTCGCGCGCCGTCTGCGGCCGCGCGCTCGAGACGCCGGCCCGGGGCAGCGGGCGCCCCTGCACGCCGGGCTTGCTGCCGGCCATCCCGACCCGGCCCGCCGGAGCGGTCGGGCGGGCCGTCCCGCCGGCGGGACGGGTGCGGCCCCGCGGCGGCTCGACCACCCGCTGCCCACTGCCGCGGATGGTGGTGTCCTTGTCCTTCTGGTTCTTCTGGTCGGCCATGATCGCGCTGCTCCTTTCTGGTTGTGAGGCCGAGCCTCAGAAGACGCCGGGGTAGTAGTCGTAGCGGTCGACGAAGTCCGTCGGGACCACCCCGGCCGTGACCGTGATCGTCGGCGTGGTGCCGCCGACGTCGTAGTAGGCGCCGAGATACCGCTTGGTCGGCGTGCCGATCGGGATCCCGATCGTCTGCTTCATGCCGGCCTTGAGGTCGGCCGCCACGATGGTGCGCAGCGCCAGGATGTCGGGGCTCGAGAGGTTCGCGGCCGCCGACTGGATCACCTGGAAGGCGTAAGTCTCGTCGCCGGTGGTGATGTCGGCGGCGACGTCGATCGAGAAGAAGAACACGAGCGGCTTCCCGCTCCCCATGCGCATGTTGGTGGCGCCGAGGTCGATCGTGTTCGTCGAGGCTGCATCGGCGGTGATCGCCTGGGCGTCACTCACCAGCAGCAAGGCATCAATAAACATGGCTCTGCTCCTTGGCTGGGGTTAGGTGACGGCGCCTTCGGTGTTGAGGATCGCGTCGGTGACCTCGATCGGGATCCCGCGGAAGCTGGTGCGGGTGCGCCCGTCGATGGTCTCGTAGGTCAGGCCGAAGCCGGCCGCGATGTCGGCGCGCCCCTGCAGGTCGAGATACTGCGCCGCGGTGCGGTTCATGTAGATCACCGCGCGCCCCATCCCCATCGCGGGGATCCGGTGGAACGCCTTGATCATCGCGGTGGTGAGCGCCGCGGGCGAGCCGCCAGCGAGGTCGCTGACGTCGATGTTGGCGATCCGCACGACGTAGCGCCAGTCGCGCAGGGCGATGCCCGCCTTCCACTGCCACCGCTCCTGCATGGCGCGCATCCGGTTGCCGCCGACGCCGGCGGACACCTCGACGGTGACCGCGCCGAAGTCCTCGTGCTGCAGCCCGGCGCTCGAGCCCTTCGGGAAGATGCCGAAGAGCGTGTTGGGCCCCCAAATCACCAGCCAGATGGAGGTGTTGTCCGAGCCGGAGCCGCCGGCGCTGATGATGTTCGCGCCGTTCCCCGCCGACAGGCTCGAGTAGCGCGGCGCCAGGCCGGTGAACTCCTCCGGCGCGAGCCCGCTGTTGCCGTAGAAGAGGGTCTGCGCCATCTCGTTGTTCATCGACTCGATGAAGGCGGCGCCCTCCGAGAGGCGGAAGCTGTTGCTGTTGCCGTTCAGCTTCAGCAGGTCGATGTCGACCTCGGACCACGCCTCGAGCATCCCGATGCCCTCGGTGACCTGCGCGGTCGCCGACTTGCTGGGCGGAATGCCCTGGTTGATCATGCGCCAGTAGACGACGGGCAAGCCGGTCCGCTGCGTCACCAGATGCCCGGTGGTCGAGTTGCCCTCCTGCCAGGCCATGTCGTTCAAAATCGGATTCGTCTGCCGCAGCAGCTCGACGATCTCCGAGGTGTTGCCATTCGGGTCCGTGCGCTTCGCCCAATCCATGAGCGTGAGCACGTTGTTGGCGAGGGTCGCGCCAATCACCGCGACGCCGAGATACTGCAGCCAGTCGGCTGACAGCCCGCGGCTCGCGGTCATCGCCGCGTCGAGGTCGACGGTGAGCGCCAGGCCCACCGCGATCATCACAACCAGAAATCGCATCGTTCGCGCCTTTCAGTGCGCGCCCGAAGTCTCCTCCTGCAGCTTCTTCGAGGCCGGGTGGTCGTAAAGCCGCGACGCGAGGTCGGGTTTGTCGCCGCCGCCAGCCCCGGGTTGCACGCCCAGGGTCGAGTCTTCTGCGCGCCGTTTCCCGAGATCGGCCAGGAAGGCCAGCACCTCGGGGTGGTTGTCAGCTCCCGACCGCTTGAGGAACGCGCGGAACGCCTCGCGCCGCGGGTGCCCCACCGGTCGGATTAAGTCGAGGCCCGTGTTCGCCAGCTGCTGCGACACCGCCAGCTTCTCGCCCCCGTAGTCCTTGTCGGCCACCGCCGCCGCGTGCCACTGCGCGGCCTGCTGTTCGACCTGCTCGGACCACGCCTCGAGCTCGGCCTGCGCCTGCTCGTTGGTGAGGTTGTGCGACCGCGCCAGCGCCTCGAGCTGCTTGACGTCGTCCGCCGTCAGGCGTGTGAGCGTCGGCAGCGTCAAGGTGTAGGTCGCCGGCGCCGCTGGCGCGGGAGGCGCAGCGGGCGCGGCGGGTGCCGCCGGCGCAGCGGGTGCCGCGGCCGCCGGAGCGGGCGGAGCGGGCGGAGCGGCCGGCGCAGCCGGGGCTGGCGGGTTGGGAGCTGCCGCTGCAGGCGCCGCGGGCGCCGCAGGCGGGTTAGGTGTCGCTGGGTCTGGTGCCATCGGTCTCGACTCCTTCGTCATCGCCGCCAGCGCGGGCCTGCACGGCACGGTCTACCGTCTGCTGCTGTCGAGCGCGAGCGCGGGCCTCGCGCGCCATCTGGTCATACAGGCTATCGTTCGCGTCAAGCAACCAGGCCTGCAGCTGGTGCCCGAGGTCTTGCCGGCCGGCGCGGAACGCCGTGTCGGTCGGGGTGCCCCGATAGACCGACTCGTGGATCCCGCAGGCGCTGAGGATGCGCCAGAGCAGGCGTCGGCCCTCGTAGGTCTTCAGCACTTCCTGGGTCGCGCGCCGCTCCTCCTTGGCGAGGCGCGTGGCGGCCTCCTCGGCGTGCTCGATATGCGTCGGCCGCGCCGCGTTGTAGGTCATCGCTCGCACGCATCCGCGACCTGCAGCAGCGCCTTGGCGAGCTCGCGCGCCTGCGCCGGCTTCAGGCTCAGCGTGTGAATCGGCACGTTGAAGACCAGCGCCACCTCGCGCGTCTCGGTGTCGAGGCCGACGCGGGTGCGGACGTGTCCCGGCGCCGGCCGGTCGATCATCGCCTGGCGCGGCAGCACGATCGGTCCGTTCTCCTTCACTTGTGCCTCCCGCGGCGGCGCCGCTTCGGAAATTTGCCCCCGTGCGCGTAGTAGAGCCGCACCTGCTTGGCGGTGAACAGCCGCCCCGACGGGCCGCGGAACTTCCGCCCGACCTTCTTGAACGGCATGGCTCAATACTCGAACCCCTGCGCCGAGAAGGTCAGCACGTTGGTCGTCACGTTGCCGCTGACCGAGATGCAGAAGCTCCCGCCGGCCACGAGCTCGAAGCCGTCGGGAAACTGCGTCGAGAACTGGCCGACGTTGCCGATCGTCGCCGCGGTCCCGCCCTGCGCGAGGTAGGCGACGACGCTCGAGGCCGCGGTGCAGGTGGTCGTGTTCGACATCCGCAGCGCGACGACGGCCCACGGCAGCGCCGCGGTGGTCGTGCGGATCTGCGCGTTGACGGCGGTCAGCCGGAGCGTCTTGCTCGCGGCCGCGGTAATCGACTGCGCCCCGGCTGCGGAAACACCCGCCGAGGATTTGATCAGCGCGGTCACCACGGTGTCGGCCGTGGTCGGCGCAGTCGTCGTGTAGCTCAAGGCGACCGCCGTGCGGCCGGCATCCTTCAGCGCCTGCACCGAGAACCCGGTGGCGCCCTGCGTCGCTTTGGTCAGGGTCGGCGGCGTGGCGCCGAAGGCGGTATTGCTGATCGCGCCGATCGTGTTGGCACCCGCGGCCAGTGCCGGCAGGGTGGCGAGGCTGACCGGCTGTGTCGCCTGGAAGAAGGTGCCGCTGACCGGGACGGCCGAGGCCCGCAGCTGCGTGTCGGTCAGCGGACCGGTTGCGGTGACGGTGCCACTCACGGGCTGGGTCGCCTGGAAGAACGTGCCGGAGACGGGCACCGCTGTGGCGCGCAATTGCGCGTCAGTGAGCGGGCCCGTCACAGGTGTGCTCGGCATTGTGGCGATCGACACCGGCTGGGTAGCCGGAAAATTCGATACGGTCACGCTGCCGCTTACCGGCTGCGTCGCCGGGAAGTTCGAGACCGCCACCGTGCCGGAGATCGGCTGCGTGGCCTGGTAGAACGTGCCGGTGACCGCGAGCGGCGCCGCCCGGAGCTCGGTGTCGGTGAGGCCGCCGCCGCCCCCGCCGCCAGCGCAGTTGTCGCACGTCACCGGCACCCGGCCGCCGCTCAGCGCCGGCAGCTTGCCGTCGATCGAGGCGAGCGAGGCGTTGCCGGTCGCCTGCGCGGTGTCGGTCGCCAGCCCGGTCGTGTCGACCATCGCGGTGACCTCGGCGTCAACCGGCAACGGCAGGCGGGCGTCGAGCTGAGCCGCCGTCAGTCCGGTGAAGGCCGCCGCGCTGCTCGAGGCGCCCGCCACCGACCCGGAGAACAGCGTCACCTGCGCCGTGCCGCTGGTGTGCGCGGTGAAGCGCACGCGGACGCACTGCGACGGCGATCCGCTGAAATACCAGGCCCCGTTAGTCGTGGTCGTGCTGACCGCCACCGGCGGGCCGCTGACCGGCAGCACCGCGTTGGGCTCGTAGGTCGTGCAGGGCGCCACCGCAGTCTCGAAGGCTATGGTGCCCACCCAGGTGCCGGAGACGTGCGCGCTCCCCTGCCCCGCGCCCGCCAGCACCAACGTGACGCAGCCGGTGCCCGGGCAGGTGGTCGAGCTCAGGCTCGCGGTCGCGCCCTGCGCCTGCAGCCGGCAGTCGGCGAACCAGAGCAGCAACGCCACGAGCGCCGCCGCCAGGCCGAGGAACGTCAGCGGGCGCTTCACAGGTTGGCCTCGATGAACTCGCGCAGGTTCACCCACACGTCGGCCTCAGCCTGCACGGCGGCCTTCTTCTGCGGGCCGGTCATCGCGGTCCACGCGGCGATGTCGCGCGCCCGCACGACCAGCGCGCAGGTCGCCAGCGTGTCCTTCTCGCGGCTGGTGCGCTGGAAGCGTAGCGTCGGCGTCGTCTCGGTGACCGTGTCGATCGCAATCTGCGCCGCGGCGATCTGCTGCGGGGTCCAGACCCCCTCCTTCTTGAGCACGATCGTGTTGTTGCGCGGCGCCTGGGCGCCGACGTCGGGCGCCACGGTCGCGCGCAGCTGCGTCACCAGGCTCGGCAGGTCGAGATCCGTCGTGCGATTCACC